ATGACGACCGCTACCGCGACGAAGAAGAAAACCGCTTCCGCCACGCCCCGGCTCGCCAAGGCTGAAAAGCTCCCCTCTGGCCGCTGGCGCGCCTACGTCTGGGACTCGCATCGCCAAGCGAAGGTCTGGGCGACCAACCCGGACGACGGCACCGAGGTTTTCCAAGAGCAGTGGATGGCAGAGGCCGCTCAGATCACTCTCTACCGCCGCATGGATGCCGTATACGAGGAACTCGGCGACCCCCAGGACCGGAAGGGGTTCCTCCATCCGTTCCCCGAGGTCGCCCGGGAGTGGCTTGTTCACCGGGAGAAGCAGCCCGGCAAGCGCGGCTCGAAAGAACGCGGCGGCACCTACCAGTCCCGCAATGCCCGCAAGAGCGCGGTGAACGTCCTGTCCAAGGCGTTCGCGAAGTACGACATCCGGCAGGTCAATCAGGAGAAGTTCTTGGAGTACCTCGATCAGGAGGAGGAGCGAGGCATGTCGTCCTCCACGATCGAGGGCCGCGTGGTGTACATGCGGCAGATCCAGAGATTTGCCCAGGTGAGGGGTTACATCGAAGACGACTGCACCGACGGAATCGCGGTCGCGGTCGAGCGGCGGCGGGAGCCCCGCATCCTCACCGACCAGGAGCTTTGCCTCCTGAGCAACTACGTGCCGTACTGGTTCTTCCCGGCCGTCCTGCTCGCCTACGACTGCGGCCTCCGGGCCGCCGAGGTCGCGGGCCTCCGCTGGAAGCGCATCGACCTCGACGCGAAGATTCCGCAGGTCACCGTCCGGGACGTCATGGAGCCCGACAAGACGTTGCGGTCCTACCCCAAGGGAAAGATCACTCAGACGGTCTCCCTCACGCCTCGGTGCGTCGAGGCGTTCCGCGTCCTCCAGCAGTGGCGGCCGGACGACACCCCGGACGATTTCGTCTTCCGGAACCTCAACGGCACCCTCCTGTCGCCCATCGACCCGGGCGAAATCATGCGCGAGGTCTGGGACCTCGTCGGGCTGGCCGGCGAGCGGGCGAAATTCCACGATCTCCGGCACGCGTGCGCGACGAACCTCGCCGAGGCCGATGCTCCGCTGGAGGTGATCATGCGGCGGATGCGGCACAAGTCGCCCGCGGTGACCATGAAGTACATCCGCAAGTCGCTGGAGCGGGAAGCGGAGTGGGCCGCCCGGGTACAGGAGGCGGCCAACGCCGAGATCATCGACCTGTACAACGAGCGGGCGCGGAGGCGGCAACCGGCGGCGGAGGCTGCGGCACCGACCGCCCTCGCCGATGGCTCCGTGATCGTGTCCGCGGCGCAGTGGAACGCGATGGTCGCCATGCTCCAGACCGTGACCGGCTCGGCCGCCATGCCGGAGCTTGCTGCCGCGAGCTAGACGCGATGAGAGGCCGGTACGGGGTCCGGGTACCGGCCTCTCGTGGAGCGTGTCATTGCCTGGCTCCGGGCAGTCGCGGACCTGCCCAGAGGGTTAGCTGCGGCCCCCCGCCGCCCATCAGCCAGTCCCAGTGGCGGGCCAGCTGTTCGTGACCGTTTCCAGGTCTGCCGCGTCGAGCGTCTTCCCGGGCTCGAACAAGCCGCTGGGGCCGAACATCTCGTTCAGCACCTCGGCTTTGGCCGAGTCGAGCACGACGCCCGGCTTGAGCAGCACCACGAGGGCACCGTCTGCGGTGCAGTCCTCCGTCACGTACAGCCACGCCCGTTGGTCCGAGCCTCCTATCTCCAGGTGGTACGCCACATCAGGTCACTCCCTCTTCGCCCGCCAGCGTGCGGCCGGCTCCACGGGGAGCCGCTCAGCGCGTGCGACGTCGCGCCGGGCGGCTTCCTAAATGGACACTCGCCACCAATATCACACAAATGAAAATACTTCGCGGTCTCAGCGCCGCGAACCGAAGTGAGCGATTCGCAACGCCGCGTGTTCCATCTCCCTGATCTGCGCGGGCGTCATGGAGGCGATGAGGCTGAGCACGCGGTACATGTTCTCGTCGCACGCGTCCGGATGTAGATCTGCCATAAACGCGAAGTGCACGGCGGCGCGCGGGAGGCCCAGCGCCGTGGCGATGCCCGCGATCACTTCCCCCTTGGGGATCGAACGCCATGCCGGATTCGCACGGAACACCCGGTGAATGAGGTCGGGAGTGACCCCTTTTTCCTTCGCGACCCCAGCCAGGAAGCCGTGCGGCCAGGGACCGGGGAATCTGGCGAAGAAGAGCCCGCGCACGTGGTCGAGCCCGTTCCCGGCACCGGGCTCAGGGGGCGACGGCTCCGCATCGGGCGCGGGCTTCGTCGATGTGCTGTCCATGGTGGTCGCCCTCCCACTCGGACAGCCGGGGTCGTTACCATCCCCGACTGCGCTTCGGGTACCGCTACACGGGTACACCAAGCTATTCCTCTTCGCAGCGCGCCGCCCGGCCCCCTCCAGCATCGCTCCGTACTGGCCCGTGCAGATACGTCTCGATCGAGTGTATCCGCCGATCACTGAGCGCACCCTGTGCGTCGCAGTTTGACCAGCATTCGTCGTCCTATATCGCACTTTCGGAATCTTTTTCGGAAACACTTGAGCTTCGGCGTGTCGCGGGGGCAAGGTCGGTCGTGCACCACCCGAAGCGCAAGTTGCGACGGAACTCCCGCCACAGCGCACGCGCGGTCCACATCGACCGTCCACTTGCGACCTAACGCAATCCTTCAAACGCAAATGCAGAGGAGGCCACGTGTTGGCAACCGCCGACGACACCGGCGTCCCCGACGTGAACGACGCGAAGATCGAGGCGCGAAGCGCGGAGATTTTCGAGGACTTGATGACCGTCCCCGAGACGGCGGCAGTGCTGAAGGTCAACCGGGCCACCGTTTTCCGGCTGATGAAGGTCGGCGACCTTCCCCGGGTGCGGTTCCTCAAGCGCACTTACGTGCCCGTGCCCGAGCTGATCAAGCTCCGCGACGCCGAGATCGAAAGGGCGCGCAAGGAGGCCGCAGCGCTGGCGCGCAAGAAGACGCCCCGTCCCCGTCGGGCGAGTTAGTCCGCACGGCCGGACGACGTCCCCCGTCGCCCGGCCGCACTAGATCACCACAAGGAATCGTTGTGATGAACCAGATCCAGTGTTTCATTCGACCGAAACGCCACCGCAGGCTCCCCGGGGAAGCGCTCAACCGATGCGTGGAATACCTGTGGGCGCAGGAACATCCGGGCGCAGACCCGTGGCCGATCAAAGATCTCGGCCTGAGGAACTACACACCGCGCCATGCCCGGCAGCCCCAGCGCAAACGGGTGTACCTGTGACCGCTGGGGGCCGGATCAGTCAGGCGGCACGCCGCAGACTGCGCGCCGCGGGCAAGATCCGAACGAAATTCGCAGACGCCAGCTACACCGAGATCGGGCAGTACGCACTCGTCATGGCCGGAGCGGCATTCCTGCTGTTGCTCGTCAACATGGTCGCACTCGCCATGCTGCTGATTCGGTAGGAGGGGACGAAATGACGGCCACAATGACATTTCCCGCCATCGATCTGACCGGCGTCACCGCACGGCCATTGGTCGAGACCCTCAAGAAGGACCCGGAAACCCCGACGTTCAACGCGATTCTCCGCCGAAAACGCCGCGCTGTTTCCCAGCTCCGCAACATGCGGTGGCCGGGCGAGACCATGGAGCCCGATCTCTCCGCGGACGAAGAGCCAGCACCGCCCGAGCCGGCAGGGGAACCTGACTCCGCGCCGACTCCGGACGGGGCGAACGAGAGCGCGCCGGAACCGCCCGGCCAGGAGTAAAGCCCGTGATCCGCACCCATTCGTGCCCCGGCGGGTGTGGGACTCAAGTGCCACGGCACCGATTCGCGTGCCGTGCCTGCTGGTATCGGCTGCCCGCGGCCTACCGGGACGCAATTCGGCGCAATCACCGACGCAAGACCACGGCTCACGCCGCTGCGATGCACGACGCCCACGCTTGGTACGAGGACAACCCGTTGCCATGCAACGAACAACGCTAGAAGGGACACCACCCATGCCCATCACGGAATTCAGCGCCCCGCCCCGGCTCGCCGTGGGCAGCCATCCGGCAAGCCGTCTCTACCTGTGTGCGATGAACGTCATCTCGTGGGAGCACGGCGACCGCCCGATCTCGGACACTCCGCGGTGCAGTCCGCTCCCGCTGGCCCGCACGGTGCAGATGGTCAATGACCACTTCTGCACGCACACCAGCGAGGAAACCGATCCTGGCACCGGCGAACACGTCCGAGTCCTGTGTCCGCGATGCTCGGTGAGGGTGCTGCGGCTGGCCCACCGAACCGTCGGCGCACCCCAGCTCGACCTGCGCCAGGGATGGTCCTGGACCGTCGAACTGCTGAAGCATGCCCTGTCCGACGGCATCGACCCGGACCACGTCCGGACCATCCGCGACGCAATCGCAATCGCCTCGGCACACGCCGAGGGGCACCCGCCGCCGATGCCGTTCGCGGCCCCGGTCAGCTCCGCAGCAGCGCCCATGACCAGCCTGGCCGCGACCATCGTGCACAACGTGCGAGCCGCCGCGCGCCCGCCATTCATGCCGCAGAAGCCGCCCGCTGCCATGTGGAACGGACTGGCGATCAAGAAGTTCGAGCCGGGCGCAACGCTGGACGATTTCGCAGCGGCTGCGGAATTCCTGTATGCCGCGCACCACAAGCCGGCGCTCCCCACCGGGGCCGTCCCGGAGAGCGCGGGTGCGTCCTTCGTCGCCGGACACGCCGGCCTGGCGGCCCCGCGGCAGATGCTCGGCCGGGCGCACGAGGCCATCGAATTGTGGAATCGCATCGCCGCCCCGGAAGCCGCTCGGCCGACAGAGCGCGTGGCGGCATGACGCTTCAGGCCGAGCGAGCCGCCGCCTACCGGCAGCTGTTCCTCGACTTCCCCGGCCTTCCTGACCCGATCAGCGCAGAGATCCGCCCCGGCGACGGGATCGGCATCCGCCTGCATCACGCCCGGCTGGAGGAAGTGGTGAGCATCGCGGAAAGGTTCGGGACGCAGGTGGAGTTCCTGGAGCGCACCGCGTTCGTCCGAGTGTCCACTGTGTACATCGCTTGCGGAGAACCGATGATCGCCTGGACGCAGCTCAACATCGTGGAGGCGCACCACCTCCTCCGCGACTGGGGCATCGACATCGAATTCGTCCCGGGCAATAGCCTCCGCCCGGCTGTCGCAGTCCCGGCCGCGCACGCAGCCGCCATGGTGAAAGTCGGCTCCTAGACCGGAGGCGGGGCGCGGACACCCCGACACCCCGCGTCCCGCCTCCACCTTCACGCGAACACCCGGAAGGAGGCCGATGGCCACGATCACACTGTCCGGCACCTTGCCGGGTGCCAGTCACAACGGACTCGGCGCTCTCACCGACGCCATCCTGAACGGAAACCCGGACGGCCACATGATCGTGGCGGCCGTGTCGCTGAGCAAAACCGTCAGCCACTCCGGCGGGCGGATCACGCTGACCGTCGCCATCGACGACATCGAAGCCTGCCTGCTCGGCACACCCGGATGGGACGTCGCGCGCGGGCTCCTCGACCAGCGAAGAGAAGACCGGACCGGAGAGACGGCTCTCCCGTTCGAGAAGACAGAGTGAAACTCTATCCCGCTCACGGAATCCCGTGCGGAATATGCGGATTCCCCGCTCAGGCATGGGCGCTGGGCGTCAATGCCAACTCGGCCAATTGCCGGTGCATACCGGTCCATCACAACCCGCAGGCAGGGATAACCAACGCAGCTACAGGAATCAACCCGAGCGCTCGCGGTCAAGTACGCCGTCCTGAAGGCGCTCAAAGCACGCATCAACGACCTGGAAACGGAGATCCGCGAGGAATTCCTGACCTTCCTCGACACCGGGGACAGCAAAGCGGCGACCTTGGACGACGGCACGCGCCTGGGCAAGGTCACCAAGGTCCGCGGCCGGACAAACCCTTGCGTCCAGAACGGAGCTGAGTTCCTGGCGTGGGTGGAGAAGAACCACCCCAGCGAGATTCTCCGCGACGTCCGCCCGGCGTTCCAGCACAAGATCCTGGAATCCGCCAAGCGACACGGTGAAGCCGTCGACCCCGCAACCGGCGAGATCGTTCCCGGGATCGGGTTCACCGAGGGAAACCCCTACATCTCTTTCCGTCCCGAACGAGGCTCGACCGTGATCATCGCCGAGCGCTGGCACGAGATCGCCGGCCCGTCCCTCCTGGACGGTGCCGAATGAACAACCCCGTCACGACAGAGCAAACCTCCACGGTCGTTCGAGCACTCGCCGACGTCATGGCCCAGGTCCGTTCCGTCTCCAAGGGAGACTGGAACGACCAGCAACGCTTCAACTTCCGCGGCATCGACGCAGTCATGAACGCGGTCGGTCCCGCGCTGCGCGATTGCGGGGTCGCGATCGTCCCCTTCGGCGTCGAAGTGCGCTATCGGGACATCACGTCCGCGCACGGCAAGCCCATGCGGGAGTGCACGGTCCTGGTGACCTACCGCGTCTACGGACCCGGCGGGGACCACCTCGACATCCAAGCCCCCGGCGAGTCCCTCGACGTCGGAGACAAAGGCACCGCCAAAGCCATGTCCGTGGCCATGCGGACCGCGCTCATCCAGGCCCTGTGCCTGCCGACGAGCGAACGGGACCCCGACCACGACAGCTACGAACGCGGCGAGGCGAAGTCGGGAACGGTCCTCGACCAGATCCGCGCCTACGCCACCGAGCAGGGCTTCGACCTGCACGCCGTCATGACCGACTTCCAGACCCGCATGGGCGAGGAAATCCAGGCCGCATCGGACCACCACCTGCGGATCTACCTCGACGATCTCAAGAAGTTCGGACTCTCGCACGAGCCGGAGAGGGACCCGGCATGACCGTGCTCACCCAGACGCAGGAGGCCGTCCTGCATTTCATTCGGGCGCACGTCAAGAACATCGGCTACCCGCCCACCGTTCGCGAGATCGCTGACGGGGTGCGTCTGCGGTCGGTGTCGTCCGTGCACCACCACCTCCGGACGTTGGAAGACCTCGGGTTCATCCGCCGGGACCACGGCCGTCCCCGGGGGCTGGTGATCCTCTCGGCGGAGGAGCCGTGACGGAACCGTTGGGACACCTCGGGACCGTCTCCCGTGCCTACCAGATCAAGGCCGGCGAGTTCGAGTCCGTTGCGATCGCGGCGGCGAAAGCCGAGGCGGCACACAAGGTCGCCCGAGCAAAAGCGATTCTCCGCGCACAGGCGGACGGCGAACGCGTCTCCCACGCCACCGCCGAAACCACAGCCGAGGCAGACGACGAAGTGGCAGCGCTCTACCTCGAACGCCTTGTCACCGCGGCGAAAGCGGACGCCCACAAAGAACAGCTCAAACAACTGCGCGAGCAGAACGCCAACGGCCGAACCATGGTCACCAGCGCCCGGGAGATCGACCGGATGCACGCCGAAGGCCGCGCAGAACTCTAGGCGAGAAAAGGAACAAGCATGCCTGACCCTCGGAACTGGCGTCTCGGTACGCCGTACCGCATCCACGGCTACGCCGAATCGCCCGGCTCCTTCGACGACGAGCCGATCTTCACTGCGATGAACCGCGTCATCGCCGAACAGATCATCGAAGACCACCGAGGAGCCCTTGCCGCGCGCCGCGAAGCCGAAGCGCTCGCCGAAAAGCTCAGGCGCGCCGACAAGGACAACGCATACCTCAGGAGCCAGCTCGACGCGGCGAAGGCCGACACCGCGAAGCTTCGAGCGGAAGCCCTCAGCGCCGTGGGCACGGCGCGCCGTGCCCACGCCGTCCTGGACGACTTGCTGAGGGGGCACGTGCGGCGACTGGCCGACAGCACGGACAGCGAGTCCGCCTGCGAATGAAGCCGGGCCTCGCGCGCAAGAAGCTCCTGAACCGCTCAGGGGGCCGGTGCGAAGTGTGCGGGCTGCGTCCCGCCCGCGAGGCGCAGCACCGCAAGAACCGTTCCCAGGGCGGCACGTGGGATCTGTCCAATCTCCTGCACGTCTGCGGCCACGGCAACCGCGACGGCTGTCACGGGCTCATTCACCAGAACCCGGAAACGGCCTATGCCAACGGCTGGAGCGTCCGCCAGCCCCGCAATCCCGCGGAGATGCCGGCGTGGCTGACCACCGAGCACGGCCGCATCTACGTGTGGCTCCACGACGACGGCACCGCTAGCCCGGTCGCGCTGCCGGAACTGGTCTACGGGGCGCTGAAAGCGGAGCGCATCTACGAAAGGGGCGCAGTATGACGGCCACGGTGCCGGGTTCCCTGCCGGACCACGTGAAGATCCACCCGGCGGCGGAGATCTTCCCCATGATGGCCGCGGACCGGCTCGCCGAACTTGTCCAGGACATCAAGGAAAACGGGCTTCTCGAATCGCTGACGACCGATCAGGACGGCGCGCTGATCGACGGTCGCAACAGATACCTCGCATGCGCGGAAGCGGGCGTGGAACCCCGCTATGCCACCTACAAGGGTGACCCGTGGCGCTACGTGATCTCGGCGAACCTCCACCGGCGGCACCTCACCGACACCCAGCGCGCCATGGTCGCGGGCAGGCTCGCATCCCGTCTACCGGGCCGTCCCTCGGAAAAGGCGTCATATGACGCAATTACCGAGACGAGCCCGACCCGGCGGGACGCGGCCGACCTGCTCCAGGTCTCCCCGGTCGCCGTCCAACGCGCCCGCCGGGTCCAGGCCAAAGGCAGCGAAGCCCTCAACCGGATGACCGAGGAGGGCCGGGTTCCGCTGTACACGGCGGTGCGCGTCGCCGACCTCGACGCGGACGAACAGGAAACGTTCGTGAAGCGGATCGACCGGGGCATCGCGCCGAGCCAAGCCGTCCCGACCAAGACGCCGCCGGTCGAGACATCCGCGCCGTCCGAGACGCCCGCCAAGCGCCGCCCCCGGCCGAAAGACGCTCGCGTCATCGCGGCGGACGCGCTCGACCGCATCGCCGTCGACATGGCCGGATTCGACGTCGCCCTCAAACAGGTCGAGGCGGTCGACCCGCATTCCACCGTCGAGGAGCGCGCCGCCTGGGTGCGCTCCATGACGAAAGGAATCCAGGCCCTCACCCGGGTTCGCAAGCTCATCAAGGAAACCCTCGACAGCTGAAAGGACATGCAGCCATGCCCACGCCGAAACCCGAACCCAACCAGCCCGTGCTGAAGCAGCTGCGCGCCGATCACCTCGGCGTCGACCCGCAGGTTCAGCGCAGCCTCGACCCGAACCGGGTCCGCAAGATCGCCGACAAGCTCAAGCGCGATGCGCTCGGCACGATCATCGTGTCCCTCCGCGACGACGGCACCTATCACATCGTGGACGGGCAGCACCGCGCCGCAGCCATGAAGCAGTGCGGCCTCGGCGATGAAATGATGGACTGCAAGGTGTTCTCCGGGCTCTCGCTCAGCGAAGAGGCGGAGCTTTTCCGGCTGTACAACGACACCCGGCAGATGCGACCCGTGATCAAATTCCGGGTCCGCGTCATCGAAGGCGACGAGACCGCGGTTCTCCTGCACTCCATTCTGGACGACTACGGCTGGAAGGTGACAGGTGCGTCCGGCAACGGATTCTTCCTCGCCGTGAACGCTCTGGAGAAGATCTACGACGGCGCCGGGCGGTGGGACGGCGGCCAGGCCGCAGCCTGCGACACCTTGATCAACGTCCTCACCACCGCCTGGGGCCACAACAAAGACGGCGTCCGCGCCGAACTGGTCGAGGGCATCGGGCTCGTGATCCTCCAGTACGGCGAGACTCTCGACTTCCGCAAGCTCTGCGTCGAACTCGGACGGCACGACGGCGGACCGGTCGGGGTCATCGGCGATGCACGCCAACTGAAGAAGCTGCGCTCCTGCCGCGTCGGCGACGCCATGGCCGAAGTCGTCGTCAGCATGGTCAACAAGGGCCGCAAGACCCGGAAAATCCCGGACTGGCGGCTCGTGGCCGCCTGACCCGCCGCCTCCGCACCACCTCTGCTCAGCCGCGACGCGGAAAGGAATGGCATCTCCATGTCGTGGGTGCGCCTGGACGACCAGTTCCCGATCCACAGGAAGGTGGACAGCTTGTCGGACCCAGCGTTCCGACTGCACGTGTCAGCGATCTGCTGGTGCGCACGCAACCTCACCGACGGTTGGGTGCCCGAAGCAGACCTCGACGCGGCAGCACCGCGAACGATGAAGCGTCCCGGCCGGTTCGTCGCCGAACTCGTGAGACGGGGTGTGTGGTCCACAGCCGCCGACGGATGGACGATCCACGACTACCTCGACTACCAGCCCAGCAAGGCCCGGGTCGAGGAAGACCGCAAGAAGAACGCGGAGCGGCAACGACGGTTCGCGTACCGCAAGAAGACGCGCGACCAGCAGAAGGGCCAAGCCCCTAACGCCGTTAGTAACGCGTTATCAACGCCGTTAGAGGACAAACCTAACGCCGTTGCTGACGGCGTTACTAACGCTACCCCGTCCCGTCCCGCCCCGAAGGGAGATAACTCCCTTCGGTCGTCATCTCCCTCTCCGCGCGGAGACCCGGACTTCGAGGCGTTCTACGCCGCGTACCCGAAACGCGTCGCCCGCAAAGCGGCCGAAGCCGCCTGGGCGAAGGCGATGAAGGACGGCGCGGACGCGGCCATGGTCATCGCCGGAGCGAAGCGGTACGCGGGCGAGCGGCACGACGAAAACCCGCGCTACACGAAGAACCCCGCGACCTGGCTCAACCAGGGCTGCTGGCTGGACGAGCCGCAAGTCCGGCAGCGGGAGCGAACCGTGACCGAGAACGACGAACGCATCGCGCAGTTCCTGCGAGGCTCGCCTGTCGCTAGAGGGCCGGAGCCGCCCCGCAGGGAATTGCCGCCAGGAGAAGCGCCATGACCCCGCACCCACCGACCGAGAGCGAGATACGCCAACTGCTGGCCATCGCCATGGCCTACGACCACCGCAAGCCGGGCGACGCCCAGGTGATGGCGTGGCACGAGGCGAGCCGCCGGGCGCTCTGGACGTTCGACGAGGCGCGCGAAGCGATCCTGAATCATTTCGCCACCTCGACCGCATACCTGATGCCCGGCCACGTCACGAGCCGCATCCGGGAGGCGCGCAGCCAGCCGCCGCCCCGCGCCGCGCTGCCCTCCCCACCGGCCAATCCGGCGAGCCCGGAGCGCATTCGCGTGATCGTCCGCGACCTCGCCGCCCGCCTGGGCTGGGTCGCCCGGCGACCGTCCCCACAGGAACAAGCGGCGCTGGCGTACGCGTGCCCGTACTGCCACGCCGCCGTCGGCCGCCGGTGCACGCGCCAGCTCGCGCGCGGGCACCGCCGCGGCCAGTACGTGGAGATCCGCGATCTCCATCCCTCGCGGGTCGAACTGGCCCGCGCCGACCAGGAAGGACAGCAATGACGAAAATTAAGGACGCCACCGACATCGTGAAGCTCCTCAACGCGGTGCTGATGGGGGTCAGCATCGGATTGACCGTCGCCAAGAGCATCCGCGAGACCTTCCGGGAGATGGCCGACGACCCGGACTTCCGCGCCAAGGTCGCCGCCGCCCGCGCCGCAAAGGCCAACTAAGTGGCGGGCGAAACGGAAATCACCGTCGTGGGAAACCTGACCGCGGAGCCGGAACTGAGGTTCACGCCCTCCGGCTCCGCCGTCGCGAACTTCACCATCGCCTCCACCCCGCGCACCCTCGACCGCCAGTCCGGCACGTGGAAGGACGGCGAGCCGCTGTTCCTGCGCTGCTCGTTGTGGAACCAGCAGGCCGAGAACCTGGCCGAGAGCCTCGTCCGGGGCTCGCGCGTCGTGGCGCGCGGCACGCTCCGCCAACGGTCGTACGAGAAGGACGGGGACAAGCGCACGGTCGTGGAGATGACCGTCAACGAGATCGGACCGTCGTTGCGCTACGCCACGGTGAAAGTGCAGAAAGCCGCGCGCTCGGGCGCGCAGGACGACGCCTGGACGACCCCAGCCGGCGATCCACCGTTCTAAATAGGACAGTCGATGACAAAGACAACTCCCGGCGGCGCGGAAGCCCGCGCGCTCGCCGACATCGAGCGGCACACCGAGGCAATTGCGGAACACCTGCGCAGCCTGAACGGCGGTCTGGTCGCCGCGACCCGCGCGCTCGTCAGCATCGGCGACGCGCTCAGGGACAGCAACGTCGCCCGCGACAGGTGGGCGCGCGCCGTCGTGCACGTGCTGGAAGACGCGAAAGGGGCGGGCGGTGCGGACACGAACAGCGGCTGAGATCGGCAGGTCCAACCGCAACCGCGGAGCCCAGGCCGAACGCGACCTCGCCAAATTCCTGCGCGCCTGGTGGCCGCGTGCCGAACGCGCCGTCGTCACCGGGTGGAAGACCAGTGACCGGGCCTCGGAGGACTGCGGCGACATCCGCGGCACGCCGGGGCTGGTGTGGCAGTGCAAGGCCGTCGCCGACATGAGCGACGCGGGCATCGAAGCGGCCCTTGTGGACACCGAGACGCAGGCGGTGGCGGCCGGAGCCGACTACGGCATCCTCGTGCACCGCCGCCCCGGCAAATCGGACCCGGCCCGATGGTGGGCGTACCTGCCCATCGGCGACCTCGGCCAGCTCGCCACCCGCGACCTCGGCAGCCCGCTGCGCCGCAGCTCGGTCGTCATCCCCGTCCGGCTCCAACTCCAGCACCTGGTGCCGCTGCTCCTCCGCGCCGGATACGGCACCCCCACATACGCGGAATCGGCGTGAGGGGATGCGCCTTGCCGATCGGCTTCGCCGCAGCCATGATCGGGTTGTTCCTCTGGACACTCGACCCTCAGGTGATGTGGATGGTGCTCGGATTCACCGTGACCATTCTGTGCTGGGTGCGATCGAATGCGACTGACGACGATGCGAACTAGCCGAAAATAGCAGAGGCCCCCGTGGTAGCCGGGGGCCTCTCGACAGGAACGCAGCCATAGACGTCCGTCCGGTGCCGACGTTACGCGACAACCGGGGAAGGGCGAAATGGAGCATCGATGCTACCGCGGCGAATTCTGCGCCGACCACGAAAAAGTCGATGGCCGCAGGGTCGGGAAGCACATCAATCCGGCCAGCGGACTGTGCGACACCTGCGCCCGTCAGGTTGAGCGCGCCATCGCCGAACTCCCCGCCGACTACGCCGCGCTCAACCTCATCCTGGGGAAGGGGTCGACCGTCGGCGGGGAGCCCGTGCGCATGACGCGGGAACTGCCGATCCCCCTGCGCCCGCACGTCGAAGCACTTCAGCGGGACATGGTCACGGAGACCGGGTTGTGGGCGGGCAGCGTCGCCGCCGTCCTCAACCACGAATGGCGGCTCGCCGGCCGCGTCCGGCCCGGCTGGTATCTGGACCGCTCCTGCAAACTCCTCGCCGGAGCGCAGTCCGTGTTTCTCGCGTTGCGCGACGAAAAGCACGTGCGCTGGGAGTACGGCCGCCGCGTCCTCGTGACCCGGGACGGGTTGGACGGCGCGCTGGAAATGCTCCGGCTCCGGCACAAGGCGCGCCTCTACTTGGGACAGACGCGGCTCGTGCACAAGCTCCCCGTGCCGTGCCCCCGGTGCGAGGCCATGGCGCTCGAACGGGAGGACGGGTCCGAGCTGATCGAGTGCAGCGAATGCGCTCGCCGTTACACGTGGTCGGAGTATGAAACCCTCTGCCTCGCCCTCGTCGATCGCAAGACGGTGACTGCCGTATGACCACCAACCGACATCGCACGTGGCCGTGGCCAGCGGATACGACGCTCGACCGCGCCCGCCGCGTCGCCCAGATCTACCGCCAGGCGCTACGCGCGGCAGATACCGAGGAGTGCCGCCGCGTGGATGCCCAGATGTCCGTAGCCGGCCAGGCGTGGGTTCTTCCCGCCGCGAGCACCCACGATCCGATGGACCTGGTCACCGTCGAAAAGGCGGCCGAGGAGATGCGTGTTGCCCGGCGGACCATCTACTCGTGGCGTGAGAAGGGCCTTCCAGTCATCGAAACGCCGGACGGCCCGCGGTATCGCGTCGCCGACCTGCGCGAGTACGTGACCGCTCAGCGCCGACGCAGGGCACGGAACGGCCACGTGTAACTCAGCGCACTGGGTCACCTCAGCCCTATGCGTGACAACCCGTGCTCCTCCCGGCCCCATGCCGCCACCTGGTAGAAACCTGACAGCGGTGCGCCGGTGTCAGGTTCTCATAGCCCAGATGAAGGTCTGGTGCTCCGGTTCGCTGGTACGTGCGAGTGAAAGATCAACAGCTGGCAGACAAGTCTCAGCCTGGTACTTGCGCGATGCAGTCGCATCTGGTTAGCCTCTGACACGTATGAGCGGCTCTGTGGCCGTTAATGCAACACTCAGGGGAGGGTGTAAATTATGAGGGGATTTTGCAGTATAACTTTTACGGATTACTCTAATCCAAATTTTCGGATCGAATAATAGGCGATCCCTCTCATTTTGCAGCCCCTTCTTGCAAGTTCTTATTTTTTACATACGGGCATCTTTGAACCTTTGCCCAATTGGCAGAACTTGCTTCATGCCGACCATGGGAAAACTGGTCAAAAATAACATTCAGGGAGATTGCGATGCGTTCCAGCAATGGAAAACTGATGCGGCGGGCCGGCGTGGTTCTGGCTGCGTCGATTACGACGTCATTGCTCGCAGTTGGCGTAGCTAGCGCAGACACGCAACCAGTGAGTTGCACAAACCACAACACACAGGCGGTGCTCTCAACACCTGACGGATATCTTTGCTTCGATGGAACTGGGCGCTCGTGGACCGGACGAATTGCTCGCGTGCTTGCGGTCTCCTCAGGCAACTATACCGTTGTTCTCTCTTACGACAACGGTGGTGGAGACCCGTTCACCCTCGGCCCGCACCAGCAGAGCAATCAAGTCGCCAACGCGCCCATCGTTGACGTGCAGCTTTTCTAGAGATTTGCGGATGCGCAGATAATCTACTCGCCCATGTCCGACGCCAGAAGGCAGCACAATGAAATGACCACGATATTTCGCAGGGCGCTGTCTTTCTGACGCATTACGCGACTCAATCAAACCAGTCAAGGTGATCAATTAAATTGAGAGCAATTCAGGGTATATTTCGCGCAGCGATAGGATCGGTCCTCCTGATAGGAGGGCTAACTGCGATGGGTGGCTCCGCCGACGCTTCCAGTGCGAGAGCAGCAGGCCCACTCGATCAATCTGGTTGCAATTACAATGTGTGCATCGGGGTCAACGGGAATGGAAACCACGTCCTTGTTGCACAAGTACGACCAGTGGACGACTACCATAACCCAATTACTCACGTAGCGATCGATCTCCGATACCCCGACGGTCGGGCTATTAGGCACGTCTTCGAGGGCCATTCAGCAGAAGATTACTTCGGAGTCGACCTTCCCGGCGCCTCCCAGCTTTGCGGGCAAATGTACAATAATGGTGTGGACATCGGCGGATATCCCTGCGTTTCGTTCCCGCTGTAGCTCAACAACGACACCCAAAAAGCCCGTTGAAGATGGGGCTCCACGGATTGCGCGCACCGTGGAGCCCCGTCGGCTGTCGAACGGAATTCGAGCAGGCGCACAGGTGCGGCCGATCTTCAGGAAGATCGCCGTCACCCGATCCGCGGAAGCGCAAGGCCGCCAGGCTTGAACGGCCGTTGCTAGTGATAGCGCATACACAGCCAGGCGGGACGTCGCGCGGCAGAGTGAAGTGGTTACCCAGAGTTGCAGATGCTTACGCCTCGCTCGACAGTTTCTCGTAGAGCCAAAGTTCCGCTGCATCGATCAGACTGGCCTCACATCGACCAGGCGTTAAACTCTGTCGTCCTCACTCTCGGCAGATAGGAGCTGAGCATGGCCGACGAAGACTCTGGCCGGTTCCGCGTGGTCGTCGAACTGGATGGAGACCAGATCTCGGTGACGCTTCATGCGAGCAAGGCATGGAAAGAACGCTTCCAAGTGGCATCTCCGGAGTCGCGCCGAAATTTTGCCGAAGGAGCCCGTGACGCAGCTTACAAAGCTCTGACAGATACCTTGCACGGTCTGTCGTTCAGCGGGGACACCTCCAAGGTCAGGACGATTCGTTCCTAATGCCTAAGACTCCGGCCGCCGACTGTAACCCAAATGACGCCTAACCGGCGGAACGCCTTGTCCACTGAGGCCGCCGCACCGAGCGCGAGCCACGTCGGGCCGCGCCACGTCCAGCGCAGGTCGCGCGGCAGCCGCCAGATGCGCTTGGAGATCTCTACGGGCTCGCCAACTGCGGGCTTGGCGGCGCGCGCGAAGGCGAGCGTGATCTTCGTGATTGCCCTCGACGAATAGGACGCAAGCGTCCATCGCGGTCAGCGCACGCGACAGCGCTGAAAGATAGTCCTGCCCGCTCTCTCCCGAGTCGATTCCGAAGTCGTCCACATCAACAATGACGCGCGGCATCTCGTCGGGCAACAGCTCCAGCAGGCGACTGGCCCACGCCCACGCTCCAGCGGGTGTTCCTGTGCCGGTCGCCGCGAACACGTTACGTTTCGCGGCCATGTCAGCCAGGTTCATGGCGTGTTCCGTTTCGGTGTGAGGGGTGGCACCCGGTCGCCCCCTACGGGACCGGGTGCCACCCGGGGCAGCCGGGTGCGGCGCGTCACCCGGCGGGTTTCTCCGCCCGCCATCGAGCCAGGAGGCTCTCGCCCGCCGACGTCAGCGTCATGCGGTAAAGCCGCTCGCGTTCGGGCAGGACAGTGCGTTCCGACGTCCACAGCGGCGCGACTTCCGGCAACGTCAGCCAGGTGTCGGCGGCGACGCCGACGCCTGCGGGCATCCACCGGCGACGGCCGTTCACCTCCGAGAGAACCGTGAAGTACTCCCGTCGCGCGATCGCCTCCAGCCATCTCAGGCGGGCTTTGGTCATGTGAAGCGGGTCCTGGACACGGCCAGGCATGGACGGCCTCCGATAGCAAATGAATTGCGTCGCATTGCGACGAAGAATGACGGAAACCGCTTCCGTGGCACAGGAAATCGGGAGCCGGGCAATGCGCGGGCGTGTGCACGATGGTACGGTTTCGCCCAGACGCCCCCTGCGCAAAATCGCGCAGGGCACTCCCTGTTCAGTCTCCCCCGAGGTGTTGCGCCGACGCCCCCGCGCCGGTCGGCGAAAAGCCTCTTTCTGCTCAGCCCACCGCCGAGAGTTCGCGGGACCGCCCGGCCCCGGACAGCGTGGCTTTCACCCGGTCAAGCTCGTGCCGCAGCAAGAATTCACGAGCTTCTGCGCGCGTCACCCGGAACCCTCGAACGTTGTAGTCGGGGTTGTCGTAGCGCACCTCCGGGTCAAGTTCCTCGAACTTCATCAGTCTCGGGCTCACGTAGAACAATTGGCGCACGTAGTATCCGCACCCGTTGTGGCAATGGAACTTCACGCAGTGGGTAGCCCGAGCATGGCCCCTGAGCTGCTCCAGGAAACCGCCGGTTCGTAGCTTTCGGCGGCGCACTGAAGGCTTGTCGACGTCATGACCCCAGCCCCGGCAGAAAAGCCACTCGAACGGGATGCTGGCCAAGTACTCGTCCTTGTCGGTCGCCGAGTTAGTCATGATTCTCCGTTCCTGTGCTGAGAAAGCGGGCGCGGCGTCGACATGAGACAGACGATCGCCGTCCTGGGGATTGAACTGATTTCGGTCGAGAGGTGCCGTACGGAGCCCGACGAGGGCACCGAGGCCGACCACGGAGCGGCGGGAGATCAGTTCGCCCGCCGCGTCCCACGTGGTCAGTGCTGCCGGGCGAAGAGCCCGGCGGAGTCACCGGCCGGACAGCTCCACCGTGCCGACCGACCCTCGCGGAACGGGTGCGGAAATCCGCCCGACCGCGACTATGTACCGCTCTTTCTCCGGCACACCGGAGACGACGAACCGCCCGACGCATCCGCCTGGCGTCGTGGTGACGTACATGCTCGCCGACCCGCCGAGCCCCGTCCCGTCCTCATCGGACACCGCCGGTGCCGGACGGTTCGCCAGCTCCGCGCACGAGGCCCAGACATGGCCGGACATCGTCACCGTGTCCGGCCGCAGCAACGCGCCTCCCAGACACCACCCGAGCACGGCCAGTGCCGCGAGGTACAGCACGGCCCTCTTCACGGCTCGCCTACACCTCGATGCCGCGGTCCCGGAGGAGTTTCCCCGGGTCGGCTCCGGACAGCTCGGCCAGCTGCTCCACCAGCACTTCGACAACGCGCTCCAACTGGGTGACGCGCTGCTTCAGCAGGCCGCCGTCCGCGGGCCTCGCTGACACGGGCGGCAGCGAGAAGGCCGGCGTTTCCTTCGGCGTGCGCGGCGAGGAAACGGCGAGCGGCGAGGTGGTCTTCGCGTACATCTTCGTCGCCGTCCGCTGCGCCGTCGGCTTCCTCGGCTTCGGCTTCGACTTGGGACCGGATGCGGCATTTTCCCAGTACTCCGGGTCGACGTCTTCCGCGTAGTACTGGTCGACGAGGCTGCCTTGCGGCAGCTCCAGGGCTGTTTCCAGCTCCGGAATCCGAGCCGGAGGCTTCGACGCCTCCGGCAGCCAGTACACCGTGTTCCGCGCAGTGCCGATGCTGACCTCCCAGCTGTCGGCCAGCTTCTTGTAGGTGAGCCCCATCTGCCCCATGCGCTCGCGCAGTTTCCGGCCCATGAACTGGATCCGCTCCGCGCTCGGGTATTCGGTCTCCACGACTGAGGCCGTCATGAACTCTCCATTTCTTTCGGAATATTGTTGCTGTGCGACAAGGCGCAGGCGGCGTCATCGCCCCGCGCCCCCGTCGCGCCGACCCCCCGCGCCAGTCGCGGAAAGTCGCCCGGTGTTGAAACTCGACTCGCAACGCGACGTTAGAACTTGATCTCGGAAATTTCTACCGAAATCGGCTGCGCCATTCCGGTGATTCCATCGGTTACCCTGCGTGATTTACCCAGCCCTGTAGCGGTCTCCCGAGCGGGCTACCCCATCTGGAGGTTGACAGCTCACTCCTCCTGCTTGGCGTCGGTCTGCGCGGAAATTATGCGGCTGACCTGCACGGCGGTCCGGTCGAACATCTTTCCGAGTTGCGTGTGGTTGTACTTCTCGGCAAGATGCGCGATCTTTTCGTCCCTCAAACGGCGTATCGCCGACCGCTGGTCTTCCGCCAGGGCCAATGCGTATTTCAGCTGCTCGACCTGCTTGTCGGCCGCAGCCAGCAGGGCGACCAGCGGATCGTGCTCGATCTCGACGACGAGCGGACCCCGATCTTCGGGGTTGATCGAGGTCACCAGCGGCGGCCCTGCCGCGATTGCCTGGGAGCACTGGCGCATGAGGACTCGTGCCGAGTTCCGCAGCCCGCGCGAGGACTCGCCCGCATCCGACGGGTTCATGATCCGATCGGCCGCGTCGCGCAGCGTCTCCAATTCGTCGGACGTGAGCGCGGCCGCGAGCACCGACCCGTCACTCTGCCGCTTGAGCGAGTGCAGGTGCCGGTACAGCGTCACCGCAGGCTCCTCGCCCTCCCGGTACGGCTCCAGCGCCGCGGCACCCTCTTCGCTCTCCATGAGCCAGTCCAGGATGCCCTGGTTGATGCGTACTGCCTTGCTTGCCAACCGTCTTTCTCCTTCTCTCGCCCGTCGCGGACGGGTGTGCCAGGGCTGGGGAGTTCCCTCAGCCGGCTGGGTGGTGGCTTCTGGGCCGCCCGGCCGCCGTCACTGGACATCCCAGTGCGCGAGATGCTCGCGAACCTGCTCCAGCTTCTCGCCGTTGCCGCCGACCGCGCTCACGAGCTGCTCCAGCAGCAGAGCCTGACGGCGGCTCTCCCGGAGCATCCGAACCCTCCATCTGACCTCGCTGGCGCAGTCCTCGACTTCGCGCAAGGTGAGTTCGGGGTAGTGCTTGTCGGGATGTTTGATCTCCATGGTTCTCCTTACGGTGGTCGGCTCCGGTGCCGACCAAACGTTACGGCTTTCGCCGATGCCACCGCTTGGTGTCGGCCATGTAGCCACGCACCCGGCCGACTCCCGATGAGTCGGCCGCGAGCGAGGTCACACAGTCCCGTCAGCGAAGCGGGCGGCAAAGTCTTCCGCGTGCCACGCTTCCCGCATGGGCGGAAGGGCTTCCGCGACGCTCGACAGGAGCGCCTGGTCGAGCAGCTCCCGCGCACGGTCCTCGTTGCCCTTGGTGAGCTTCAGGAGGATCTCCACCACTGCCTGAGTCACGGCCGCGGCGCGGTCGGCGTCCAGACGCAGCGTGGAAACGAGAGGTTCAGCGGCTTCGACAGCGTGCCGCCGCTCGGCCGTGACTGTGCGCCGTGCATAGGCAGTCGCCGAACCGGGAGCGGCGAGATAGTCCAGAACCGGCAACCCCATCCGCCACGCGGCGTCAGCCATGTCGACCGGTGGCGGTTCGGTGCGGCCTTGCTCGGCCCATCCCTCGTAAAGGTCGAACTCCCAGAAGAACGGGACGTCGTCGACGTCGCGCCCGACCACTTGAACCCCGATCGTCCGGTGGTCGGCGCGAAACACGCGAGTGGCACCGCGCGGGCGCGCGAGGTACTCGGGCGAGTCCGGGTTGCAGGTGCGCAGGAGCTTGGACATCTGTTCATCGGTGTATTCGTTCCAGACCTGTCCCGTGTCGGGGTCGCGTCTGATCCACTTTCCAGGCATGAGCGGGTTCCTCCTTTGTGTTGGCTCGTGTAGCCACGCCTCGCGGCCGACTTAGCAGGTTCGGCAGCGAGCGAAGACGCGCGAGCGTCCGGGCGCTTGAGCAGCGGTGTGCTAGCCGACGAACTCCGCGTTGCCCGCAGGATCGACGGCGATCAGCCCGGCTTTGAGCAGCCGCTCGTATCCGGCTGCCGCGGTCGGGTTCGCAAGCAGCCAAGCCCGGGTGCGTTGGCCGCGCGGGTAGTGGTGGCCGAGGTACTCCCAGCGACCGGCTGTGTGCCTGAGATTCCCGGACGCCTTGAGGTTCATCAGCAACAGGAAGTCCCGTGCGCGGTTCGCTTCGTCGGTCATGCGGTTTCCACGACCACGGTCACTGCGGTGTCGGCGGGGCCGGTCACTGAGGCGGTGCCGTCCCGGTGCAGTGTGACCACGATGGGCCGGTCGCTGTCGAGGATCTCCTCCGCGCACTTCGAGTGAAGCGCGTACGGCGCTTCCTCCACGGTTTCGCTGGGATAGCGGGCGATGACCGCGACGCTGTTCCTGGGGAACACCCCCTCGCAGTGCCAGCAGTCGAAGACCTCATAGTCGTGCGGATTGCCGGTCGTCACGACGAGCAGCGGACCGATTTCCATCTTCGGCTCGACCGTCGTCGGCGGCGGCGAGGGCGCGGACGCCGTGCGACGCACGATGTCGCCTGCGGAGCGTTGCCATGCGCGCGGAAGCGGCGCACCGGTCGAGAGTGCTGCGTCCAGGGCCTCGATCGACTCGCGGAGCCCCGAGAGTAAACGTTTTGGCGCACCGTCAGCCTCGGCGAGCAGGCCGCGCAGGCGGGTCAGCAATTCGTCGGTGGTGTGCCGAAGCTGTTCCATCATTCTTCCTTTCGACAAGGGCGTTCGATGAACGCCTCGGTGTACTCAGTTCCGCTCACCGCGGCCGATATCGGGGTGTAACAGCCCCAGCAGACGTTCGCGACCAAGCCTGTGGTGAACTCCAGTCGCAACGTGGCGGGCTCCATGCATGGGATGCCTGCGTCGTTCGTGGTCTCGCACAGCGGATTGGCCGGGTCTTCCACGTACAGATATTCGGGATCGTCTTCTAAGCGACGGTCGTTGGTGAACGACCGCAGCCACGCCTGCACGGTGACGCCGGGGCGGTCGTCCACCCATTTCCGAGTTCCGGCCCTGGTGCTGTCCCAGAAGTAGGCTGCGGAGAAACTCCGGTAACCGGTAACCACAACTCCCCAGGGTGCTCGCACGATGGGGTCGGTGAAGTCGATGTGCTTCTCCACGCACCGCGGATGGAAGGCCACCACCGTGAACGGGTCAGTTTCACGTGCGGCGTAGACGATCTCCGTCCCCGGCCGGAACGTGCCGTGCTCGGCTCGGGCGTGCGGCTTCCATTGCCAATCGGCGCACCAGCACATCAGCCCGCGCGCTCCCACAGCCTCAACGACCGCGACGACCTTCAGGCCGTCGCCGATGTCATCCCCGACGGACCACGTGGGATCTTCAACCGAAGCCGCGTCAGTCATCTGTCTTGCTCTCCGGTGTCCGGAGTTTCAACCGGACAGTCACGGTGCCAGTCTGACCAACGTCGCTCCCTGGACCTGTCACGCTGGCTGTACCGTCCGGATGGACGGTGACTACCAACGGAACACAGCGCTTGCGGTATTGCTCGGCGCAGCGTTCGTGGAACCCGCGAAGGTCCGCCGGGTCGTCGTCTGGTCCGCCGTAACGGACGACCGGGCCAGTTTGTCCGTCAAGGAATGCCTTTCCGCATTCCCAGCAGTGATAGACGTCGTGGTCTTCCAAGTCGCCGAACGCCACAACGATGCTGTCGCCCAAGGTGTCGCCGGGCACCAGACTCGCGATGTCCGGACCGAGCGGCGGACAGATGACAGGGCACACAGTCTCAGTGATCATTGAGATTCCCTACTTCCTTTCTTCTGGTTGACCGTGCGGTCACGGCGTGCGCGCGTCCGAATCGGGACGCGCGCCACCGATGTCACGCACGGGCTAGTCGGTAGCCCCGGGGCTCCACTCCCAGACGGGGACATCAACGACGTAGTATTTAGCGCTGTCAGCTCGGGCCAGCCAGCCTCCGCGGAACCGCCAGACGGTCAGTTGGGTCCGGTCTCCGGTCGGTCGCAGGGTGCTGAGATCCGTTGCGATGGTCGCGGGGCCGCCCGAGCACGACACCACGGTTTCCGTTCGGTGGGTGCTCGCGTTGAACGTGATCGATGCGTGGCCGTCGTCGGGGTACTTGCCGACCATTCCGCCGATGACGGCGATGTCGCCGACCGACACCATGTTGCCCGCCCATGGCCACGGTGCCGCGAGCCGGACAGCGTCGCCCGGCATGGGCCGGTCCTTCTTCTCGGCGTAGACCGGTTCGAGTCTTACGCGAACCTGGTTTTGCGCGAGGTCTGCTGTCGTGATCTCGAACGCGTCGCCGTTGTCGCCGGTGAGCTTGAGCGGCCACTCCGAATAGAGCGTGTACAGCTTCTCAGCGACGGTGGCGTGGGTGTCGACACCGTCTCGGGTGACGATGACTCGGTCGCCCTTGTCGAACGAAACCATCAGGGAACGTGCCCGGAACTCGTTGCGGTCCATCGTATTCCTCTCTCGTTTGGCCGTGCGGTCACGGCGCGCACACGTCCGAAACAGGACGTGTGCCGCCGATGTCACGCGCGGGCTAGAAATCCCCGGTGATCTCCCTGCGGTGCTGCTCGCGGGCGTCGTCCAGCCACTCCTCACCGAAGCCGCACATATCCGCGAGGTGCATCAGGTCCACCACAACGGAGATTGCTGCTTGCTCTCCGCTGATGACGTCCGAGCCGTTGTGCTCGAACAGGAGCAGCCTCACCGCACGCCCGGCGCGGATTCTGTTGTCTCGCAACATGCCCTCTGGCTCGGGGTCGTTGGTGATCCGGCCGTCGCCGATGAGTTCTTCCGGATCGAGCCCAAGCCAGGTTTGGTCTCCTCCGGACTGCTGAAGACGTCCGGGCTCTCGTTGTGTGTCCATGCTTTTTCCTTCGTGTTGGCCGTGTTGCCATGGCGTCTGGCCGTCCGATGTGGACGGCCAGCGCCAAGCGCGGCACGGACGGGCGTTACCGCGGGGGGCTCAGCTCGTACCAGAGGTTTCCGTGCACCTGGATGACGTACTTGTCTTCGGCCTCCTGGGTGAGGCGCGCGAAGCTGTACTCCGCGAGCGCTCCCCACGCCACGGCGGGCGCGCACTCCTTCGCCACGAAGCCGTTGCCCAGGCTGTACACGTGGCATGTCGTTGCGCGTTGCGCGATATCTGCAATCTTGCGTTTGTGGTTCCTCGGGATGGTCGGCACCGTTCCTCGTTCCTCTCGTCAGTAGCCGAGCGCGGCAAACACACTTCTCAACAGGTATTTCCCATCTCTCTAAAGCGTCCAGTCCCGTCGCCGGGTATCGCGCACGGCTAGAGCGTCTTCCAGGTGCCCTCCTCGTCCTTGTACTGGATGGTCACCGCGCCACAGTCCGGCAGGGACAAGTCATGGAGCGGACCGAATTCGGCGTCGACGTCCACGTCCGGCACCCCGGTGCCAAGGAAGTCCGGCATCTCCGTCACCGGCACGTCAAGCCAGTCGAGGTATCGCCCTGAATGGCACACCCGGTTGTCGTCAGCGTGACCCTCGAAGTCGACGTCATAGAGCGTGCGCCACTCCCGTCCCTGGCCCGACCTCAGCAGCTCCAAGAGTTTCGCGGGCGCATTGGACGGCCCAGCTGCGCCATTACGGCTGTATTCGGTGTCTTCCAGAAGCGGTGCCGTATCGGGGTTCTCCGCGTCCAGGTCCTGGCGGTACGTGTGGTCGACGATCCAGGCGTATCCGGCGGTCATGTTCGATCCCTTCGTGTTGAGTTAGACCGTGTGGCCACGCCCGCATCCGTCCACCGTCGGACGGATGCGAACGCGGGCACGCGGTCAGCGCGCGAAGCGTTCGAGCACCTTTGACCAGTCGACGGCGTCATACCCGAGCTTGCGGAGGTCCCGCGCGAGGCTCTGAGTCCAGTAACCCGCCCACGGTGCCGGGCTATCGAACGTCTTTCGCGCAAACTCTTGTAATGCCTCGGGGCCGCGTGCGGCTGCGGCGAATGCGGCCGATGGGTGTTCGCCCCACAGGCACCCCGTGATGGCGTCAGTGACGTTCAGCTCCGCGAGGCGTGCCGCTTCGCGCGCCTCCCAGTCGTGGCACAGCGTGAACGACCACGCTTCAGCTTCCGTCGCGAACGAGCCCAAGGAACCGCCGTCGAACGCGGCGGCAAAGGACCCGTCGGCATCCGGAGTGACCGTGTACGCCTCGTTTGGCGTCACCCGGTCGTCATTCATCGTCGGGCGCATCGGTCTCGGCGACAGGTAGTCGCATGCTCCCGACCTGCTCACCGAGTACTCGTGTTCACCGTCTTTCGCATAGGACACGCGCACTTTGCGGTAGCCGTAGCGATCCTCCTTGCCGATGGCCACGACTGTGCCGTTGCACAGCGCCGGACCCGCGACCATGCCGCACACGGCCTGCTGAATCGTGTACGAGAATGCGTTAGCCACTGCTGTACGTCCTTCCGATTCTATGGTTTCTCCGTTGACCGTGCGGTCACCGCGCGAGAACGTCCGTTGCGGACGTTCTCCACGGGGAAGGCACGGGGCTACCAGGTGCCGGTGTCGTAGCAAACGGCGTGCAACGGCATGTCCTGGTATTCGCAATAGCCGCCGTGATCGCTTGCGCAATTTGAGTAGCACCCGTTGGCACGCATGATTTCTTCCGTGATCCACTCGGGCTGCGGTTCCCGATGCGGGTTGCTGTCCTGGAGGTTCGCCGGACACGTCCACACGGGACCGTCCGGCTCGGCGGAGTACAGGACCATTTTGTGGCAGCTGGGGCAGTGACCGGCGAAGTCTCCGGGTTCGATGTCGATGCCGAATTCCGCAGGACAAGTCGTCATGAGCGCGCTAGACAAGGTTCGCCCCGTCCGGGTCGGAGACATACGTGTCAACGTCCCGCCACAGAATGGTGACCCGTGTGACGTCCGCGGGGAGGACGTCCGTCCACCGGCTAGACGACTCCGCGCGGTACAGGGTCGCCACGTAATCTCCGGCTTCCGTGAAGATGTCCACCCGATCGGCATCCGGTTCGCCGTATGCGGGAGAACCACCGTCAACGTCGGCCCACCACTGCATAACCACCACGGTCGCCTCCGGCAGGTGTTCGCCGTGATCACGTGTGAACACTTCGGCGTAGTCGGCGTGAAGGATGTCGCCTTCACAGTCGCGGTAGACCGGGTGCCCGCAAGTGCGGCACTTGCCGATCACCTCATGATTGCCGGTGCACGTCGGGCACGGGGGCCAATTCCTGTCCTTCAAAGCTCTCTCCTCTCTCGTTTGACCGTGCGGTCACGGCCGCCACCGTCCGCAGTGGACGGTGACTACCGATGGCGTACGGGCGTCAAGCGTTATCCGGACTTGCCCATGACGGTTGGTGTTCCTCCGCCAAACCGTCGAACTCCCAAGTCCCACGGACGTAGTACTTCCCGCCCTTGAGGTAGCGGTGTTTTCGCGGCGTCACTGCATTGGGTCTCGCGGAGAATTCCTTGCCGCGCTTGTATCCCGGCCGGTCAGCGGATGCGGTCACCAACACCTCACCGGCGGGCGTGTAGCCCGTGACCTTGCCCGGTACCCAACCGTTCAGGAAGACATCCACGTAGACCGGCGTACCGACCTCCGCGACGGTGTGCATGCTCGACCAATTCGGCTTGCCCATAGCGTTTCCCCTTCTCTCGTCTGACCTAGCGGTCACGGCGAACGCGCAAATCCGCTGCGCGCCACCGAAACTGCTAGGGGTGAATCAGTCGGAGAATCTCCCGGATGTCCTCCGCCACCCATGCGTGGGTGTGGGGCATTCCGACTGTGTAGTCCTGCCCGCGCGTCACCTCGACGCCGTCGGCGTCGGACAGGAAGTAGCGCCAGGTGCCCGTGTACTTCCGGCCGACCGTTCCGCCGCCCAGCTTCTCAACCTGAACCGTGGACCCGTCCGAAGCTGTGTAGGTGAACTCCGGTTCAAAGTCCCGCAAGTCTGTGTAACTCATCGGTTTCCGCCCCTTCTCTCGTCCGGCCTAGCGGCCGTGGCGCACGCGCGGGAAACCCGCGCGCCACCAAAGCGGCTAGGTCAGTAGCGCGAACGCGACGGCTGGGCGGCGTAGTAGTCGTACCAAAAGAGGCCACGACCACGGTCGTACCAAGCTTCGCTTTTGTAATGCCCGTAACGGTTTTCCAGCTCGTTAAGCGGCACGTCCGCGTGATGTTCCACGATGTACGCGGCTATGGCGGCGGCCTGGAACCATGCCAATCCCAGCCGGTAGCCCAGATCGCGCAACGCCTTGAACTTTTCCGCCCCGTAGACATTGGCAGGCTGGTACGTCCGGCCGTTCATCATGGTTTCCGCGATCGGAACGTCAGCGGTGATTGTTGTGCGCGTCATGATCGTTCCCCTTCTCTCAATCCACAACGGACACGGCGAGAGCACGGGAAAACCCGTGCTCCACCGTCTCGATTGCGGATACGGCGCACTAGCCCCTACACCTGACGATTCAGCGGACGGCCCGCGAGACGGACGCGCACACAACCGGTGCGCGCTCGGGTCAACGTCTCGCCAGAATGGCCGATGATCTAGCAGTGAATCGGGTACGTAGGACGTTCGCGCCGGGTGCCTGCCGGGCGTGCTCTGTCACAGCACGCCCCGACACCAGCGGGACAGTTTGCCCCGTGAGGGACGGATGTCCAGCCGTTCCGCCGTCGCGTTCCCTGCTCAGGTGCGTGCCTCTTAACGCACGCGTATGCGAGTCCAGCTGACTTCCCCCAGCTGCCCGGTTCCCTAAGCGTCGCCACCGCACGGGCATAGAGAAGGTGGTCCCGTGCGGCCGATATCTTCCGGCGGAGCTATTTACGCATGATCTGCGGACTCACCGCGCCATGCTTTGCCGTGCCCGCTACCGGGTCACGTCGGCTATCGAGTCAGGCCATACACCCTCACGGGTTGGTACCTCTTCGGTTCCGTGGATCAGCCCTCTTAGCAACAGCGCTCACTGATTTTCACGCGCGCTGGGGAACGGAATTCCAACGGTGGTCCGTTGGCTCAAGCTCTCCCGCCTTCGCACTACTTGTCATGCGCCGTCGCTCGATAACCGCTCTGTACTTATCCGCCGCCGGGAGGTTCGGACTCACCGGCCACGGGGTTGTGGCGTCCGGTGCTTCGGCGGGGGTCTGGGGATTGCCGGGGGCTGACTTCCGTCAGCCGGTCCGGGGCTCCCGGTCGGCCCGGGGTGAAGCGCCGTACGCCTACATCGTCGCCATAACGATCCAACGCGTTTCACAAACACGTTGGGTCGTTATCTACCCGTTACCATTGCATCAGGAAAGTGCAGGTCAGCGGCTTTGGCTTGGGAAGGATCGGACCGTAACGCGCGGCTGCCCGCCGACTGGGCAAGCCGCATCGTGCCCCACGTGATGCGCACGCACGACCGTCGCTGCCACGTCTGCGGGGGCACCGGCGCGGATGCCGTCGACCACATACGACCGGGCGACGACCACTCGCTAGCGAACCTGGCGCCCATCCACCAGGACACGCCCCCCTACTGCCACCGCAGCAAGTCCAGCCGGGAAGGCGTCGAGGCACGCGCGGCCCGACGGCAGGCACGGCTACGCCCGGCCGAACCGCACCCCCTCGACCACCGGAAGGGATAGAGCGCCATGCGCGTCACCTACACGCACCGCCTAGGGCAGAACAGCAAGGGCACCACGCGCGAACTCACCGACACAGAAGCCGCATGGCTCATCGAACGCGGACACGCACGGCCCGCCGACACGGCCACGGACACACCAGCCGCCGACACGGCACCCGACGACACCCCCGCCCCGGACGCGGCCACCCTCGCCGAACTCAAGGCGCGCGCCGAAGCATGCGGCCTGCCCACCTACGGCACCAAAGCCCAGCTAGCCGACCGCATCGCCGAACACCAGGGCGCGTGACCGACCACAACCGTCCACACCCGACAGAAAGATCCCCGGTCAATCACCAACAGATCTCACTGTCCACACACCACAGTGCACAAAGGACACACCCTCTGACCAGTGCAAACAGGTGGGGGACCCCTCCCCGCCAGCGCAAACGCGGACCGGTCGGCAATGCATCTGACCGGCTTCCTGGGTTTTCGACCAACATAGGGAACCCTAAGAACAGCTGGCCGACGCTGTGCCCGCCCGGAAACGGGATCAGATGACGCTGTTTTCCGCGCCGCGGCCGGCTGCCGTGATCGAGGTACGATGCCCTCGTGGTAGGCGATCGAGAGCAGTCAGCGCACGAGGGGCTGGACGGCCCTGCCCTGCGGGATGCGCTGTTCGCGGAGAAGGATGTGCAGCCGATCGGGTCGGTGGACGGCTGGGCACGCGAGGGCGTCTTCGAGTCCGACGAGGAGCTGCGCGAGTTCCGGGACTGGGTAGCCGCAGAGCGGAAGGCGAACCTGGCCTAGCTCACTGGTCGACCTCGACTTCGGGAACACCAGCTCGTCGGCCGGGTTGTCCGCGGCCCAGTCGTAGAGGTGCTTGGCGTCGTTCATGCACAGGTCCAGCCAGCGAGGGACGTCCCCGTCGGCGGTCACCAGGAACGCCGCGGCTGCCGGAGACCCGCAGAGCAGGCACGGGTGGACCTTGTCCTCGCGGCGATGCTGGATCAGCTGGCCGGCATCTCCGGCAGGTGCTTCCGGCAGGACAGAGGCATCCGTTCCGAGGTGGCAGAGGAAGGCGTCGATGTCCATAGCCTCATCCTCCCGAAGCCGTCAACCGTCTAGTTGATCCTTTCCGGGGCCGATACGCTTGGCTGACCAGAGCGTCACCACGTTCCCACCCGACAGGACGACGTGCATGTCTTCCCTTCCCCTGCCCGGCGCTAAAGAAGCCGAGCTGATGGCCAAGGTTGGCACCGGTGTTGTGCAGGGCATCCGGAAAGCGAGCCAACTCCCGCCTTGGCCGGACGCGCGCGATGCGCTCCTCGATCTGCATGCCATCCTGCGCGAATGGTGCGACGCCGCCGAGGAAGCACGCAGTTACGCTCAAAGTCTCGCGCGTGCACGAGAGGCCCGGAACTCCGGGGACCCGATGCTGGCGGTTCACGAAAGAGTCGGGAACCTCGCCGAGGCACGTCTTGGAGCAGTTGGCTTCGCTGAAGTTGTGTTTCGTGACACTACGGCCGTCCTCAGAGGTCCCGTTTCCGCCTGGCTGAAGCTGCGTCGTTCTCGCAAGCGGCGCGCCGAACGACGGGGACTACGCATGCTCATGAGCGTGTACTGCCCATCGTTGCTCGACCAGTTCGAGCAGGCCGTAGCCGCGCGATACCAATGGATTCGCGAGCATCGAAAGAACTTCGACCGCTGGTTTGACGACTCTCGCAGCGATGTCGAGGTCAATCAAATACTGAGCGAAATGGACGCAACCAGGACAGCGCTGCTCGAAGCAGCAAACCAGCTCCGCGAGTTCATCACCGCCAACTACCCGCTGCCCGGCGCGACCACAGCACACTGAGTCCGGGAGTTTCCGGTCTGTCCCGCCAGCCATCTGCCGAGCGCTGACCTTCCCGCGGCGGAGAAATACAAGGCCGAAACGATCAATCGATCCTGTAGAAGTCAGTCAAAGCCATGACGACGCGCAACTCTGCCAACATTTTGCGAACGGCGAGCGTCCTCGTATCGGTGGGACCTAACGTCCTCACATAATCGGTTACCAAGTGCTCGAATTCGCTGGCCGTCTGAACCAAGTCCTCTTTCGCGTGGTGGTGCGGGCCAGCCAGGTTGGCTCGAAGTGCTAAGTCAACTACGTCGACGGCCGTACCTTCGGTCGAAGCCCTCTCACCAATCAAACGTGCATATTCCGCCATCGCATTGCTGTCGGCCATTGCGAGGGCTCGGGCAAACTTAAACTCACCGGTCGCTCCTGATGGCGGTTTCCGCGTGCCCTCCGGCTCCGGCTTGACTTTCTGCTCTCGACCTGCCTCGGCGGCTGAGGCGGACGGGTCGCTGTCGGCATCGTCATCAGGAAGCTCAAGGACGTCACCTGCGGTCATACTCGCAATCCTCACTACGACGACAGGGGACCGTCGGCCGAGGTTTTTGTCCGTTACGAGACGCAGTTGAGCTGCGGCGATCTCTTCCTCAGTGACGCGGTGCAGTCGGCTCATGGCCGCTCGCCTCCTTCCGCATCGCGAACCAGTCTATCGAGCGCATCGTGGGTGAACACGTCGAGCAACTGGTTGTCGTCGTGCGTGGCCAACTCGGAGCGCGCAAGCTTGGTCATCAGCTTGAGACCGGCTACTCGCTTCCGGGACGAGTCGTCCAGTGCGAGGTCGGCCGCCCAGGTGAACCGCCGCCACCACTCCTCGCGACGTGCCGCATCTTCGCGTTGCTTCGTCGCCCGATCGTTCGCACGGACACCCATCCGCGCTCCCACGAAGGCACCCGTGACGGTGAGCAGCCCGAGGGCAATGGTCACCACCAGCTGCGACCCTGACATCGCCCTCCCTCAACCCTGGGTGTGCAGGGCGACGAGCCTACCGAGCCGCGAAGCGGCGCTCTGCGCGCCGCGCCTGTGCTGTCCAGGCGCTCTCGCCGGCAGGCGGCGGCGAACCGCAGGACCGCGTCGAATTCGTCAACCCGGGTTGACTCTCCCGCCGGTGGGCGAAGGTGACTTTTCGCAGGTCAGCACGTTGACCTCTCAGCAGCGAACACCAGCTCGACCACCGCGCACCCTCCCGATAGCCCGGTGGGGTCCGCGGCGTTCCGAGCCGCCTCCGGTTCAGGCGTCGTTCGGGTCGACGTACAACTCGACCGTGACCTTGTGCTTCCCCTGGGCCGGGTCCAGTTCCACGCCTGCGCGAGCGCGAGGACCAGGGAAGAGCCCTTCCGCGCGGAGCGCATCCTTCACGCGATTGAGCAGCCGGTTAGCCGCGGCCTCGTCGTCGCCGGCCGACTGCCGTGGAGGCAGCTCCGGAATCTCGTCGTCCTCAATACGGATGAGCCGCCAACCATCGTCCAGGTCCCGCGTCTTCTCCTCCGCGTGAGTCGTGCACAGCTTGCGCCGCTTGTCTTTCGACCCGTCCTCGTACACGCAGTCGTACCAGTAGACGAGGCCGCCGCATTTTCCCGCGTGGCTGAAGGCCCAGTCGCATATCAAGTCCATTCGTCCAGCGTAGTCGCGATTTGTCGCGACCAGTGACCATCAGCGGCCGATTCGACCGTTCGGAACACGCCTGAGATCCGAGGAGGTTCGCGCCATGGCCGCACCCGACCATCACCCCGGCGACGGCGAGCACCTCAAGGAGTACTGGGCCTACGGCAAGGGTGCCGCCAAGATCCGCTGGAACACCCCCGGCGACTTCAACCGGTGCGTACACCACCTGGGCAAGTACGTGGCCGACCCGCAGGGAATGTGCAACGTCCTGCACCGCATGGCCACCGGCGCTCCGCCGGGCCACGCCCCCGGCGACAAGGCGTGAAGACCTCCACGAGCTCATCTCCGCGCAGCGGCACCCGTTGCGCAGCAACGAAAGGCACCGCAATGGGCCAGCGAGGACCGGTCGGCAAGCGCACCGACGAAATCATGGGCCACAAGACGAAAGCCGAACTCGCCGAACGCGAACAGGTCGCCGTCCCTGCCGAACAGGTCCCCGTCCCCGATGCGGACCCGACCTGGCATCCGATCGCCCGCGAGTGGTTCGAGAGCCTCGGCGAATCCGGCCAGAGCCAATTCTTCGAGCCGTCCGACTGGGCCACCGCGCGATACGTCGCCGAAGCGATGCACCAGCACCTCCAGCGCGGTGCCTCGATGGGAGCCCAGATGTTTGCCGCGGTCATGTCGGCCGCGTCCGAGTTGCTTTCCACCGAGGGATCTCGCCGCCGGCTCCGACTCGAACTCCAGCGGGCTCAGCCCACGCAGCAGGACAACGCCGGAGTCACCGCCATCAACGAATACAAGCGAAGGATCACCGGATGACCAACATCCCCACCGTGAACCGGTTCGTCCTGTACACCCTCACTGCCCTGGACGCGGATACCGTCAACCGTCGCCGCGCCGACGCCGAGAAGCAGCGCATCGAGATCGGCGATTACCACGATGGCGTCGTTGTCCACGTCGGAAACACCGCGGAGGCCGGCCAGACGTTCCCGATGCTCATCGTCCGTGTGTGGGGCGACGCCGAAGACTCCGCGGTCAACGGACAGGTGTTCCTCGACGGGAACGACACCCTGTGGAAGACGTCAGTGCAAGCCGGCGAGGGCGCAGGCGCGTGGGTATGGCCGGTGCGCCGATGATCACGGCGAAGATCGCATGCACGCAGAAGCTCGACAACGGCGGCGAAGGAGAGGACCGGGCGACCGCGGTCACGTTCACGCTCACCGAGGACAACGAGAACACCGGAGTCGTCTCCGCCGTGGTCACCATGACCGTCACGGGCGAGGCGGGAGATCAGCTGGCCTACCGCCCGTACACCCTTCAGATCGTCGAGAGCGAATGATCGCCGCGCAGCTGACCTGCTCCCAGAAGCTGGACGACAGGGGCGAGGGTCAAGACCGGTTCGTCACCCTCGTGTTCACGACCGAGTACATCCTCGGCTACCACGACGATCTCGCCACCGAGATACCCGCCGCTTCCCTCTCCATCACGGTCAAGGGCTCGGCCGCAGACCTGTTCGAGATAGGCCAGCCCTACGACGTGAACATCACCGAGGAGGAAGAATGACGACGCGGTTCGTCCTGGAACGGACCGACGACGTCACCGGCATCACCGGGACCGGGATCGTTGCGGACGGAGTGGTCTGGCCGGGAGGCAAGGTCACGATCGTTTGGCGAGGCCCGCATTCCAGCATCGTGATCTGGCCGGACCTGGAGACCGCACTCGCCGTCCACGGCCACGACGGTGCGACGAAGGCCGTATTCATCGATTGATCCTCCGCTCAGGAAAGAGAGGAGGTGATGCCCGATGACCACCCTTGAAACCCCCACGTACACACCCGTCCGGATCGGACCGACCTGGCAGCGCGACAAGACCGGCCGGTTCGTCCTCCCCGAACGGACGCTCGGCTGGCAGATCCTCGGCTGGACTGCCGATTGGCTCCAGCATGGCGACGGCCGCCCTTGGCGCTACACCAACGAACAAGCCCGGCTCACGCTCTGGTGGTACGCGATCGACCACAACGGACGGTTCGTCTACCGCGATGGCGTCGTCCAACGACTCAAGGGCTGGGGCAGACCGGCAAGGACCCTCTCTTGGCGACCTGGTCGGCGGTCGAATTCGTTGGGCCGTGCAGGTTTTCGCATTTTGACGAAGATGGTGACCCGGTTGCGAAGCAGCATCCCGAGGCGTGGGTCCAAATCGCCGCGGTCAGCAAGGACCAGACGCGCAACACGATGACTTTGTTCCCGCAGATTTTCACCAAGCGGGCGCTTCAGCGGTACCGGATCGATCTCGGCAAGGAGATCATCTACGCCGACCACGGCCGCGCGCGCATCGAAGCGGTCACCTCCTCGCCCCGCGCTCTCGAAGGCGGCCGGCCGACGAGCGTCGTCAAGAACGAGACGCACCACTGGCTTCTCAGCAACGAGGGCCACGAGATGGACAGCGTCATCGACCGGAACGCGACGAAGAGCAATGACGGCAGCACGCGGCCGATCGCGATCACCAACGCGTACGAGCCGTCCGAAGACAGCGTGGCCCAACGGGCTCGGGAAGCGTACGAGGAAGCGCAAGTTCTCGGGATTCCGCACGGGATCATGTACGACTCGCTGGAAGCGCCGCCCGAAGCGCCGCTTTCGATCGAGGCAGCCCCAGCCGTCATCGAAGCCGTGCGAGGGGATTCGCACTGGCTCTCAACGGATCGCATCGTCGCGGCCATCGCCGACCGCCGTAACCCGCCGAGTCGCTCGCGGCGCTTCTGGTACAACCAGATCGTCGCCGCGGAAGACGCGTGGATCGATCTGAAGGACTTCGATCTCTGCCAGGCTGGGGACGAGGTTCTGCCGCTTGCGCCCGGTGATGAAGTCGTTCTCTTCGCCGACATGTCCAAATCGGACGATGCCACCGGGATCGTCGCGTGTCGCCTGTCCGATGGGCTGGTCGGGGTGGTCGGGATGTGGCAGCGCCCGCCCGGCAGCCGCGGTGACGGGTGGCTCGCGCCGCGCGAATCCGTGGACCAGGCCGTGGCCGCTGCGTTCGAGACCTACCGCATTGTCGCGTTCTTCGGCGACCCCAGCCACACCCTGGACGACGAGACCCAGGAACGCTACTGGGACGCCATGTTCGACGAATGGCACCGGCGGTACGGCGCTCAGCTCGAACTGTGGGCCGAAGGCGGCCAGCGGCAGGGACACGCCGTGATGTGGGACATGACCAGTCCACAACGGACCGCCCAGTTCACCGCCGCCGCCGAACGCTGCGCCCTGGAGATCGGCGAACACACCCTTCTCCACGAGGGAGACGGCCGCCTGCGTGCGCACGCCCGCAACGCGAAGCGCTACCCGAACCGCTACGGCGTCTCCTTGTGGAAGGGGCACCGCGAGTCCAAGAAGAAGATCGACCTCGCCGTCTGCATGGTCGGTGCCCGCATGGTGCGCCGCCTGGTGCTCAACAATCCCAGCCGCCGCAGGAAGCGGTCAGGGCGCGTCTGGTGACGACGCGTTCTCCGCTTCGGATCGCGGCTCGTCCGGGCAGTCATCCGAGTTCGCTAGGTCGCGCTCGACCTCGTTGTGCCGCTGCTCCAGCTTTCGGAGTGTGCGGAAGTACGACCAGGGCCGGTAGGGACTCAATGTCAGCACGGTGTAGGTCGAAACGAACTCCTCGATCAGCGCGCTCCATAGTTGCTCAATCCGCGGACCCATCCCCAGCTTTTCCGGTCGCGGTTCTTTCATGGTCTCCATCTTGTGGAGCCCGCTGGACTCGTACATCTCCGCGAGGACCGTCAGCACCTGCACCTTCCCGGGGCTGCCGAGCACGTACTTGCTCGCGAGCTTGCGCTGTCGCTTGGTGAGCAGGTACTCGAACTTGAGAAGGCTCGGGTACAGCTCGGAAATGTCGTCGCGGGTGCTTTCCAGCGCTGCCTTTCCCAGGTGGAACCCGATCCCTGTCTGCGCCAGCATCGCTATCCGGCTGGCCTCGTTCGTCAGGGCGAACAGCTTCGCCATCAGCTTCCGGCGTTCTCGGTTCCCTTCGACAATCCGATCCTTGCGGGCTTCCAACTGCGGTTTCGCCAGGTACTCGATGACCATCGTTACGAATGCCGCAGTGATCGCGCTGACCAGCGCTGTTTGGGCTTGAACCACCGCGTGATCTTACTGCCGACCCGCCGCGAGCACCGGCCTTTTGCATCCACCGCCGAGTTCCTGAAGGGGGCGCGATGCTGAGCCGAACGACCGTCGTGGAACTCGTCAAGGACCAGATGTTTCCCGGCTGGCTCGACGAGCGCGAGCGGCTCGACCGGATCGACCGCTGGTACCGGTGGACCCAGGACGACATCAAGCTGCCCCGGCGGGCCACGCCCGAGCTGCGTGCGCTCGCCGAGATGAGCAAGATTCCGTGGCTCGGTCTTGTTGTGACCTCGGTCAGCCAGTGCATGTACGTGGACGGCTACCGGTCCCCGCTCGATGCGTCCCGTCCGGACGGCGAGGTCTCTCCGGCGTGGAAGACGTGGCACTCCAACGGTTTCGACCAGCGCCAGGTTGCCGTGCACCGCGCCGCGCTGGCCTACGGGTACTCCTACGTCCGCGTTCTGCCCGGCGAGGACCACGAGGGCAAGCGTTCGGTGATGCGCGGTGTCTCGCCGCGGAAATGCTATGCGCTGTACCAGGACCCGGCGGACGACGACTGGCCGATGTACGTCATCCAGGTGGCGAAGGCCGACAAGGGCGGCTACCTGATCTCCCTCTTTGACGAGGAAGACGTCCATTACGTCAGCATGGACAGCTCCACGTCCAAGCCGGAATGGGTCTCCGCGGAAACCCACGGAGCGGGAGTGACTCCGTTCGTCCGCTATTCCAACATGCTCGACCTCGAAGGCCGGTCCGCCGGCGAGGTGGAGCCGTTCATCCCGGCAGCGGCCCGCGTCAACAAGACCAGCTTCGACCGGTTGGTGACGCAGCACTTCAGTTCGTGGAAGGTTCGCACTGTCTCGGGCATGGCGCAGCCGGACACCGAAGAGGAAGCCAACCGCAAGAAGCTCCAGTTGCGGCAGGAAGACCTCCTCGTCGCCGAAGACCCGGACACCCGGTTCGGGACGCTGGACGAGTCGCCGCTGACGGGCTTCATCGATTCGTGGCGGTCCGATGTGGAGGCTCTCGCCGCGGTCACGCAGACTCCGACGCACACGCTCACCGGGCAGCTGGTCAACCTCTCCGCCGAGGCGCTGGCCGCGGCTCGCGCCGGGCTGACGCAGAAAGTCGCGGAGCGGCAGAAGAGCTTCGGGCGCAGCCACGGGCAGACCCTCCGTCTCTCCGCCCTCCTTGAAGGCCATGAGGACGAAGCCCATGACGTGCTCGCCCGCGTCACCTGGCAGGACATGGAAGTCCGCTCCATCGCCCAGGCAGTGGACGCTTGGGGCAAGGCGGCCACGATGCTCCAGGTCCCCGTGCAGGCCCTGTGGCAGCGGCTGCCCGGCGTCGAGAAATCCGACGTGGACGAATGGGAGCGCATGGCCGAACAGGCTGACCCGGTCGCGCGCATGACGAAAACACTGGCAGACCAGGCGAATCCGGTTGAGTGAGCCATGGCGGAGACCGTTGCCGGCGTTCGGCTGACCCAGCGCTACCGCAGGAAGCAGCTCGCCCTGCGGGCGGAGTTTCTTCAGCAGCTGCACGAGGCATGGCCGCTGCTCGACCCGTTGCGCCTCGACGCCACGGCGCGGGCCTGGCTGAATCTCATGACCGATCTCGTCCTGGCGTACCGGGCCAAGTCCGTGGCGCTCTCGCTGGACTACTACGACAAGTTCCGCAAGGCGGAGACGGACCACGGCAGCTTCCACGCCAGCTACCTGCGCGACGTCGTGATCCCCAATCTGGAGCAGATTCGCGCGTCGCTCATCGCCACCGGCCCGGCGAAAATCAAGCACGACACGATGGCAGGCGAGCACGACCTCGACGCCATCGCGCGTAACGCGATGGTGGAGGTGGCCGGCGCGGGCACGCGGCTGGTCGTCGGCGGAGGCAGGGACGCCATCGACGAGGCCGTGCACGCCGACAAGCAAGCCGTCGGGTTCGCGCGCGTCCTCGGCCCGAAACCCTGCTACTGGTGCGCGATGCTCGCCTCGCGCGGACCCGTCTACCGCTCCGCCGAAGTCGCGATCCGCACTACCACGCGCAGCAAGCGCGGCCCCGGCGAGAAATACCACGACCACTGCATGTGCCAGGTCGAGCCGTTGTTCCGGCATCTGCCCAAGGACGAGTGGCCAGAACCCATGCGCGACCTCAACGCGCTGTGGGCGAAGGCCAAAGAAGACACCAGCGGCCGGAAGACGATCAACGTCTTCCGTTCCCTGTTTGAAGCCCGGGGATCGGGCGAGATCCCCGCACAGCGCACGCCGCGCTGACCCCCATCCACCCCGGCCGCCCGTCGCAACGACGCGCGGCCAGCCCGCAATGGGAGGACGTCCCGAATGGACGACGACAACGGCACCGCCAACCCCGACGAGCAGCCGGACGAGCAGACCGACAGCAACCGGGACGGCAAGCCGGAGCACGCCGAGCAGGAGCCCGACAAGGACGGTGACGCCGAGAAGCTCGGCGACGCCGGAAAGCGAGCCTTGGACGCGATGAAGCGGGAGCGCAACGCGGCCCGCAAGGACCGGCAGCAGCTGCTCGACAAGCTCAAGGAATACGAAGACCGCGATAAGTCCGAGTCCCAGCGCCTCCAGGAGGCTGCTGACGAGGCCAAGACGCGCGCCGCACGGGCCGAGTCGAACGCCGCGAAGTTGCAGATGGCTCTCGACCGCGCCCCCGAGGGCGCGAGCCTCGCGCACATCAAGGCCGTGGCCAAGCGGATCTCCGGCGAGACCGAAGAAGAGCTTGAGGCCGACTGCGACGAACTGTTCGGGCTGTTCGCCCCGCACCAGGAATCCATCAAGAAAGAACCGCCAGGGAAGCCGCGGGAACGGCTGTCCGGAGGCGGCGATCCCGACGACGAGCCGGAGGAAATGGACCCGCGCAAGCTCGCGGACTCCATCGGCCGCCATTGATCTCGAATCGCACGATCGCAACGCACGGAGAGCCGCGCGGGCCGCTGGCGGTCCATGACCCGAGGAGGTCAACGTGGCTAACACGTTTCTCAAGGCGAACAAGATCGCCGCGGCAGCGCTCGGACTCTTGCAGCGGGAGATTGTTCTCCCGGCGCTGGTCTGGCGCGACGCAGCCGGCGATTTCGCCCAGGCCGCCGGGGACACTATTTCGATCCGTGTCCCGGCGCGCACTACCGCCCGGTCGCGCACTCTGCGCGGCGCTCGCCCGACCACGAGCGAGGGTGCGGGCATCATCACCATGGACGAGCTGACCGAGACCAAGATCGATGTCACGCTCGACGAGGATCTGTACTCGGCGATTCCGATCACCGATGAGGAACTGACGCTCGACATCACGAACTTCGGGCAGCAGATCCTCGCGCCTCAGGTGCGTGCGGTCGCCGAAGGCTTGGAAAACAAGCTCGCGGCGGAAATGACCGGCGCGACCTACGCGACCACGCTCACCCTCGACACCGCCGACCCGTACAAGACGCTCGTGGACGCCCGGGTCGCGCTCAACAAGAGCAACGTTCCCATGAGCGAACGCACGTGCGTCGTCGGCGCGGACCTGGAAGGCATTTTCCTGAAGTCCGAGCATCTTTCGATGGCGGACAAGTCCGGTTCGGACAGCGCGCTGCGTGACGCCGTGATCGGCCGCGTCGCGGGCTTCGGCAACATCTACGTCAGCAACGCGCTGCCGCCGAACGTCGGTTTTTGTTTCCACCGAACGGCTTACGTTCTGTCAATGCGGGCTCCGGCGATCCCGGACGGAGCGAGCTACGGACGGAGCCAGGCGTACCAGGGTCTCGCAATGCGGTGGCTGAGGGACTATGACTTCAGGAACGTTCAGGACCGGTCCCTTGTGGACACTTACGCGGGGACGAACATCGTCGCCGACGGCCCGGACGGTCCCGACGCCGACAGCGACCCGGACTTCGTGCGCGCAATCAAGATCACCGCGGCGTAAAGGGGGCGGTCATGCTCCCCGCGCTGGCTCCGATCGAGGATCTCGAAGCCCGTCTCGGGCTGGACCCGGACGCACTTATCGGGTCGGAGAAGTCCCGGGCACAGGCTGCGCTGGACGATGCCTCAGCCCTGGTTCGCGAGGAGACTCGGCAAGACTGGGTGGACCCCGTCACGGGCGAGGTCACCGCTCCGGCTCCGCTCGTCCGCGTCGTCCTCGGCGCGGCTCTGCGGACCTACCGCAATCCGGACGCCGAGATCTCCCAAACGCTCGGCCCGTTCGCACGCACGCTCAAGGCTGCGGAGGTCGGGGTGTATCTCACTCCACCCGAGCTGGCGATCGTTCGCAGGTATCGCAAGGAAGCCAGCGGACTGTGGACGCAGGGAACCACTCGGGGCGAGCACTGGGACAGCACGCTCTACGCCGAAGACCAGTTCGGTTGCGAGCTGTTCCCGATCGGGACGGTGGACAAGCCATGGCTGTGAACCGGCACATGGCCAGCGTGAAGCGATACCGGCTCGACCGCTACGGCGACCGGCAACTTGTCGACGCGTTCCGTATCGGCGAGTGCATCATCGCGCCCCGGAGCAGCTCCGAGGGCAACGACCGGTCCACGACCGTCACCGCCGATGCGCAGCTGTTCGTGCCGGCCGTCGCCGTAATCGAACCGTCCGACGAAATCGAGGTCGCCGGCACCGTCTACCAGGTAGACGGCGAGCCCGTACGGTGGGAGTCGCCCTGGGGCGGCTGGTCTCCGCACCTGGCGGTGTCGCTGCGCCGGATCACGGGGTGAGCGCATGGCCAGATACGAACCGGACAGCGCGGGCTTCACGCGGCTGGCCACCAGTCGCCGCGTCTCCCGGCACATGACCGGAGTCGTGGGCCGCTACTGGGCCGACGAACTCCGTGCCCTCGCGCCGACGCTGTTCCATCGCAACACGGGCGAATACATCGACTCCATCACCGTCGAACCCACAGTGGTCGAGATCAACGGCCTGCCGCGCGCAGCCGTGATCATCGCTGCCAACACCCGCTACGCGGCAATCCTGGAGATCGGGTCGAAGGACATCGACGTGCCGCCTCGTCCGCTGACCAAGCTCCTCGACCGGATCGAGGACGCCGACCCCGGGCAGGCCCGGAAACACCGGGGGTGAGCCGTGGAACTGCTCGGCCCGTTCCCCGATGCCGAAGATTTCGCCCTGGCGCTGCTGGAGTCCGCGGGACCGACAGCGCTCGCCACACCCGAGGTGATCGCACCGCCCCTCGTCGTCATCCGCCGCACCGGCGGGTCCGATGACGCGATCACCGACATCCCGCGCATCCAGGTCGACTGCTACGGAGCCACCCGCCGCCAAGCGGCGGATCTGGCCGAGCAGTGCAGGCAGCTCGTGATTGCCTCACCCGCAACGGGTTTCGACCACGTCAGCATCGATCAGTCCTGGACCGAGTCGGCACCAGTCTTCGTGCCCTACGGCGACCCGGCAAGCCAGCGCGTCACGGCGACCTACCGCCTCGCGCTGCGCCGCGCGCGCTGAATCCGGTCCGCCAGTTCTCAGCCCCTGCTCGGGGCTGCTCTCAGCCCAATCGCGAAGGGGGCTACCTATGTCTATTGCGACTATTGCCAGCCGACAGCAGAAGCTCATCCGCAAGGCGCAGGACGCGGCCATTTTCGCCGCTCCCGAATCGGCCGCGGCTGTCGAAGCCATCACCAACGGCGCGTCCGGCGACCTGGTCGCCCTTCCACCTGCGTGGCGTTCTCTCGGCCACCACACCGAATCCGACGGCATCAACTGGACCCGCGACGTCAATTCCGACGACGTCCGTTCGCACGGTTCCAGCGAGCCGACGCGCCGTGACATCAGCTCTGACGTCACCGGACTCGTCGTCCTGGCGCAAGAAACCAAGGCGTTGAGCCTGGAGATGTTCCACAACGTCGACCTCAGCGGGGTCACGCCGGATGCGACGACGAAGGAAATCGCGTTCAACCGGTCGCGGACTCCCTCCACCCGGTACTGGCGGCTGCTCGCCGTCGCGTCGGACGGGCAGGGCGCGGACACCATCTATTTCGCCAGGTTCTGCCCCCGAGCGTCCATTACGGACTTCGCCGAGCAGCCGTGGACCAAGGGCGACGAGTTGCGCTACCCGCTGACCTTTACCGCCTACGTGGACGACGACCTCGGCTACGCCATGCGGGAGATGTGGGGCGGCCCCGGAATCGCTCCGCTGCTCGCGGACATGGGCTTCGCGACCACGCCGCCCACGCCCTGACAGAGACCCGGTCGGGGCGTCGGCTTCACGGGTGGTGTCCCCGACGCCCCGACCGCCCTGCCCGCAACGACTTCTCAGGAGAAACCCATGAAGACCTTTGCTGAGCGCCTCGTCTCTCCCGACGGCCGCGAATTCACCGCCCGCTCGCCCGCGGAATACAACGCGCTGCGCTACGGCCAGGGCTACCGGCCCGCCGACGAACCCGCCCCCGACGCACCGGCGAAGCCCACCGCCAAGACCGCGAAATCCGTGCCCGCGCCGCCGGAGAGCGCGCAGGACAAGACGCCCTGACGACCGTACCGACCGACGACACCGCCCAAGGAACACCCATGAAGAAACTCCAAGGCTGGGACGCCTACGTCGCGGACGCCAAGACCGGCGACGAGGACCGTTCGATCGAGCTGCCCCTCACCCCCGACGAGTCGTACGTCATCCAGTACCCCACGCGTCGACAGGGCCGAAAGATCCGCGCCGCACAGGATTCGGGCGACATGGACGCGCTTCTCGTCGCACTGCTCGGAGACGAAGCCGGACGCCGGGTCGCCGAGCTGTCCGAGGACGAACCGGCTTACGTGCTGGACCTCTTCCTCATCGACGTGATGCGCAAGTTCGGGTTCATCGACGAGGACGAGACCGAGGACGACGACGAAACCCAGGTGACAGAGGGAAAATCCCCGGACCCGGCGGTGAGCACGCCGGAGCATTCGCCGCCGCGAGCGAAGTCCGACGCCGCATAGAGCTTCTCGACAATTTCGGCGAGGAGATCGAGTACGACCTGTTCGAGCGCGGGTGGGACCTGCTCGACTTCTTCCGCGGCCGGAAGCCGTGGAGGCAGCTGGACCGCTTGATCGCCCGACTCCCGCGGCACTCTCACTACAAGGCAGCGATCGACGACGACGAGCAGTTCGCCGCAATCGCCGCCGCGCTGCCGAAACCCGACGACGCGCCGCAGGCGCGCGTGCCGCTCACCGGTTACTCCGACGTCGTTGCGCGCCTGGACAACGTGTTCGACGCGGTGAGCGCCGTGAACGAAACCCTCATCGCCGTCCACACCACTCAGCGCAGCGGTATGCACCGCCCGAACCGGGCACCGCGGCCCGAAACAGCAATCCAGCGAATCGAAGCGCGCCAGCGTGTTTCGCGCCTCGACGACATCGTGGATCGGATGACCGGGGGGAGGTGACCCCCGTGGCGAAGGGTGCCGGTTACGAGATCGGCCGCGCGTTCATCGACGTGGTCCCGTCGTTCGACAACACACAGCGGCGCGTCAACGCGTTCGTGTCCCGGATGCGGCCGATCGACATACCCGCGCGCATCGACGCGAAGGACTTCAGTTCCGACCTGCGCCGCGCGGCCGAACGCGCCGCGAAGGACACACAGGTCGACCTCGGCAAGCCCAAGTTCGATCTGTCCGATGTCGGCAAGCAGCTGGCCGGCGTCGGCAAGGGCCAGAAGGTCGAACTGTCCGCCGACTTGGACACCAAGCTCGCCGATGCGAAGGCGCGCGAGCTGGCCGCCAAGCGCATTTCGCTGCTGGCGCAGGTGGATCTCGACTTGGAGAAGGCGCGCGCCCAGCTCGCCGAGTTCGAGAGCCGCACACCCGACATGGGCGTGGACGTCGACCTCCAGACCGCCAGCGCAGAGGCGCGCATCACGGCGCTGGAGGCCAAGCGCCGACGAGTGGAGATCCAGGCCGACGCCGACACGGCGGCGGCGCAAACCAAGCTGTCGGCCCTCGACGGCACGGTGTCGCGGCTCGACGGCCGCAAGGCCGAAATCAACGTCGAGTCGTCCGAGGCGTCCCGCGCGATCGGCATCATGGCCCTGCTCACCGCGGGCGTCGCCGCGGTCGGCTACGCAGCCCCGGCCGCCGCCGCCGCGATCGCCGCCATTCCCGCCGCGATTTCGGGCGCAGGACAGGGCATCGGCGCGCTCGTGGCCGGTTTCAGCGGCATCGGAACCGCGCTCAAGGCATACCAGGCCGCCGACGACGAGGCAGCCAGCAAAGCGACCAGCAACGCGAAAACGCGTGTCTCGGCGCTCAACGCGGTCGCCTCGGCACAAAGCGGGCTCGCGTCCGCGCAAAGCGGCCTCGCGTCGGCCCGCAGTTCGCTGGCGTCGGCAGAAGCCTCCGCCGACCACGCGGCGGTCACCGGCGCGGAACAGGTCACCGCCGCGCGGGAAGCAGCTGCGCGGGCACAAGAATCCCTCGCGCGGGCACAGGAATCGTCGCTGCGTCGCGTGCAGGACGCGGAACGCTCGCTGGCGACCGCGCAGGCCAGCGCCCGCGACGCGCAGGACGCGCTCAACCAGGCTCGTGAAGACGCCAAGCAGCGCATCGAAGACCTCAAGCTGTCGCTCAAAGGCGCTGCGTTAGACGAGGAGTCCGCCGCGCTCGCCCTGGAGCGGGCGCAGGCCAAGCTCCAGGCACTGAAGAACGCGGGCCTTGGGCCGTCCTCTTTGGACTATCGCGAAGCGGACCTCGCCGCCCGCCAGGCAGCCCAGACCCTCGACGAGGTACGGCAGCGCTACGCCGATCTTCAGAAGCAGTCCCAGCACGCCGCACAGACCGGCGTCGAGGGCGACAAGGCGGTCATTGCCGCCCACAAGCAAGCCGAGCAGGCCACCGCCCGCGCGCAGGACGCGGAGCGGTCCCTGACACAGGCGAGGTCCGACGGGGCGCGTGAAGTCCAGCAGGCGCAGGCGCAGGCCGCGAGTGCTGCCAAAGCCGTTTCGCAGGCGCAAGAGCATGCCGCCTGGGCCAACGAGGCAGCGACGAAGGCGGTGGCCGACGCTCAGCGCGGGCTCGCCGACGCGCAGCGAGGTGTCGCCGACGCGCAGCGGAATCTCGCCGCGGCGGCACAGAAAACCGGCCAGGACGGCTCGTCGGCGATGGACAAGTTCGCGCTGGCGATGTCCAAGCTGAGCCCGGCCGGCCGCTCGTTCGTCTCCTTCCTCCAGCAGGAGGCCAAGCCCGCGTTCCAGGACATGGGCGACGCGGTGCAGACGGCCCTCCTGCCGAAGCTGACCGTCGCGTTCCGCAACCTCCTGGAGCTGACGCCGGAACTGACCGCCGGACTCACCGACACCGCCAACGTCATCGGAGACCTCGCGCTGCGCGGGTCCCGGATGATGACGTCCGGGCCGTGGCGCAAGGACTTCGCCACGATCATGAAGGACAACAACCAGGTCATGTACGACCTGGGCGGCGCTGGACTGTCCATTGCGGACTCGTTCCGGTCCATTCTGGTCGCAGGCGGCCCGGTCATGCGGAATTTCGCGCAGATCGCCGCCAACGGTGCCGAGGCATTCAACGAGTTCATCCAGGGCAAACGCAGCACAGGCGAGCTGACTCGGTTCATGTCGGACGCCGGGGACAAGCTGAAGGACGTCCTGCGGTTCCTGTTCGACGTGGGCAAGGCCGTCTTCGACCTCGCCACGGCGCTTTCGCCGCTCGGGGGCGTGCTCGTCAAGATCGTGGATTCGTTCGCGAAGCTGATCAGCTCATTCAGCGACGCGCATCCGCTGCTCACCAACATCTTTACGGGTGCCGGCCTGGCCGCAACGGCGCTGCTGTTGCTGGGGCGCTCGATCAATGGCCTCATCGGCGCGTACACCTCAGGCAAGCTGGGACTCCGACGGTTCACGACCGGGCTGAAGGAGGCGGCCGAGGGGACGAGCCGGTGGTCCGGCGTCGCCGAGGCCGCCGTGAACCCGATGGGCAAGCTGCGCACGGCAGCCCAGAGCCTGACGGACGCCTACCGCGAGGGCGACCGGGCCACCCGCCAGTGGCTGACCACCCAGGCCAGCGCGAAGACCGCGCCGACCGGCGGCGGAAACGCGGGCGCAGACCTCGTCGCGAAAGCCCGCCAGGTCGACCAGATGCGCAGCCGCCTGGCCGACTTCGCCACCGGTGCGCAGACCATGGCCTCCCGGGTCGGCGCGGCGGCGTCGTCGGCGGCCGACTCGATCCTGAACCGCATCGGCCCGGCGTCGCTCGCGCTGGTGGAGCGCATGGACGACGTCGGCGCGGCTGTCTCGCGCACGACCTCCGCTCTCGGCATCCGGCTCGTGAACGGCATCGAAGCCGCGCGCAACCCCGCCGAGCTGCTCGACCGGACCATGGCCCGGGTCGCGACCGGCGTGGAGAACGCCGGGGCAAAGCTGCGCAGCGCGTTCAACCCGCCAGCGCGCGAAACGGCGGCCGTGCTCGACCAGGGCACCGGTGCCGCTGCACGCATGGCCGACGCCGTCCGGACACGGCTCTCCGCAGGCGTGACGATCGCCGGGAACGCGGTCCGCGGCCTCGGCCCGGCCGTACGGGACGGGCTGACTAACGCCGTTAGCGTCGTGTCCGGTGCAGCCACCGGCATCGGGACGCGCATCCGCGAGGGACTGTCCAACGCGGTCACCAGCGCCAGCGAATCCGTGCGGGGCGGGATGTCCCGTGCGGCGGATGCGTTCGAGGGCGGGCTGAACAGGCTCGCCGGGGCAGCGGGCGGCACCGCGCGCGCCATCGGAACGGGACTCAAGGGCGCGGTGTCCGGCCTGGTCGGCGTGCTCGGCGGTCCGTGGGGAATCGCGATCACCGGCGCGTCGCTGCTGCTGAGCGCCTGGGTCGACAAGCAGCAGGAAGCCGCCCGGAAGGTCCAGGACTACCAGCGCGACGTCGACTCGCTGACCGAGGCGTACAAGCAGTCCAACGGCGTGATCGACCAGAACATCATCAATACCAACAACAAAGCCCTCGCGGACAAAGCCGGGGCCTACAACGCCCGCGCCGCGGGATCGAGTTTCGAGATCTACGCGGCGGCGGCGAACGGCAGCAACGTGGCGCTCGGCAAGGTCGCGGAAGCCTCCGACGCCGCACTCCGGTCGATCGCCCGCGGGGCCGGGCTGACCGGCGAACAGGCGGACAAACTCGCCGGGCTCGGGCGGGAAGCCCTCAACACCGGCAAGGACTACGGCACGCTGGAACGCGACGTCTTCAACTCGACGCTGACGTTCGACGACTACGGCAACACGATCTCCGGCCTCAACAAGGAGCAAACGGCGCAGGTCCGCGCGATTATTGACGGCGTCGGCGCGGTCGGCGAGCAGATCAAGGCCAACCGCGACGCCCGCAACGCCTACCTGCTGCTCGAATCCGCGGCCAGCAAAGTCACGACGCAGACCGTAAAGCAGTGGGAGGCGCAGCAGAAACTCCGCGACACCACAAAGGAATTGGCGGAGGCCAGCCTGTCGTTGCGCGATGCGCAGGCTGATCTGGAGCAGAGTCAGAAGGCTATCGCTCAGGCGCAAGACGACTACAACGCGGCGGTCAAGGACCACAGCGCCGACAGCAAAGAGGCGCGGGACGCGGCCGACCAGCTGACAAACGCCCGCCGGTCCGAAGAGCACTCGATTCTGTCCCTTTTGGACGCTGCCCAGCGCGAAGCCGAGGCGCGCAACCACTCTCTTCCCGAGCTTGAGCGCGAAGCGAAATCCACCGAGGCACGGAACAAGGCCCTGCTCGACTTGGTGAAGACCTACAAAGGACCGCTGCCCGATGCGGTCAAGGACTCCGTCAAGGGCATGGATTTGGCGGGCGCGTCCGCGGCCGGATTCACCGCCAAAATCAACGATCTCGGGCAGGCGATCGTCGAGCTGCCCGACGGCACCACCATCAAGATCGACGCCGACGACCGCCCGGCCCGGCAGAAGATCGAGACAACCCTGATCTACGCCAACGGGCAGCACGCCACAGCGACGCTGTTCGCCGACACCGACCCGGCCACCGGCCAGACGATTTTCTGGCAGCGCAACGCAGACGGCACCGTCGGGCGCGCGCAGCTCGACGCCGCCATCGACCCCGCCACGGGCAAGGTCACCATCTGGAAGGTCAACGCCGACGGCACCAAGGCCAAGACCACGCTCGACGCCTACGCCGACCCGGCCACCGGTGCGGTCGACATCTGGAAGGACAAGGCCGACCACACCAAGGGCAAGGTCACCCTCGAAGCGAACACCAAGCCCGCCGAAGACGCCCTGAACACCTACAAGCGGTGGATGGAAGGGTTCCTCAGCGACATCGGCGTCTTCACGCCGAAAACGTCCGCCACGGACCCGCGCGCACCCGGCGCTCCGCCGCTTCCGTTCCACAACGCCAGCGGCAGCCTGCTGGAGTTCTACGCGTCAGGCGGATTCCGGCAGCTGCAAGGGATGTCGGCGCGGGTCGCGTCGATCGTCCCGCCGAACTCCTGGCGTGTCGTCGGCGACCGGCCCGAAGGCGACGAGGCGTTCATCCCCGTCAACGACTCGCCGCGGTCGGTCGCGATCCTGCGCGAAACCGCGCGGAGGATGGGATTCCTGCTCGCCCCGCTGGCGCAGATGGCCCTCGGCGGCGTGCTGGGGTTCGCCAGCGGAGCCGTGACCACCCCCGCCGCGTCCGCAGGCGCGAGGCCGGCGAGCCCGGACACGGCGTCGGCACTGCCGATGTCGGCGGACCAGCTCGACGCGCTCACGGCCGCGATGGAGGCCGCCACCGACGAAGCCGCCGTTCTCTCCGCCGGCCTTGCCGCGCTCCAGACGGCGGTGATGACGTTCACCGCGTCGGCGCTGGTTCCGCTGGTGGGGCAGATCAACGGTGCCGTGAACCCGGCCTTGACCGCGCTGATGGCACTGCATCCGCCGGTGCGGGCAGCGTTCACGACCACGGCCGCCACGGTCGCCAGCTCGACCGCGAGCATGACCACCGCCACCGGCACCGCGGTGGGGCAGATGGGCGGCTACCTCGCCGCCCTGCGGACCGGTCTCGCGCAGACCGGGCAAGCGTTCGCCGACACCGCCGGATGGGTCCGGACGTCCTGGTCGGCCATCCGCGGCTACACCCGCGGACCGGTCGTCGACACGATCGCCGGCCCGGTGAACGCAGGCTTGATCGCGAGCTGGAACTACCTGGACGCGTCGTTCGGCCTGAACCATCACCTCCAGCCGATCCCGATCGGCTTCGCCGAAGGCGGACAGGTGCGCGGACCGGGCACCGGCACGTCGGACTCGATCCTGACTCGACTGTCCAACGGGGAGTACGTCATCCCCGCCGCGTTGACGCGGCGCATCTTCCCGTTCCTGGAGGCGCTGCGAGCGGGGCAGGCCGAAGCGCTCCAGGCGGCCGGGTATGCCCAGGGCGGCATCGTCGCCGACACGGGCTCGGCTCTCAACGCCCAGATCGCGAAGGCGCAGGCATTCGCCGCGGCGCAGCGCGGGAAGCCCTACGTGTGGGGTGCCTCCGGTCCCATGGGCTACGACTGCTCCGGCCTGGCGTCGGCGATCACGAACGTCCTGCTCGACGCCCCGACGCCGTACAAGCGTTTGGGCGTTGCGGCGTCGGAGCCGTGGCCCGGGTTCGTGCGCGGCCTCAGCTCCGCCTGGGCACTCGGGGCCAGCCCCGTGCACACCGCCGGAACACTCGGCGGGGTCAACGCCGAGTCGACGGGAAACCACGTCCGGTTCGGCGGAGACGCCCACGGCGCGGACGACCCGCAGTTCCGCGTCCAGTCGTCACTTCCCGTCGTCGGCGGGACATTCGTCTCCGGCGGGGGTGCGAACTGGGACCCGGCCGCCCTCGTCGCGAGCGCGTTCGCCGAGACCGCGGGGATGATCCAAGCCCTGCGCGGCCGGTACCCCGGCAACATCGCCGCAAGCACCGGCGCGGGCGAAGCGGCCTACGGAAGCGACCGCATCCAGAAGATCGCCGTGGAGAAGATCTCGGCGAACACCGTGGGCGGCGGCCCGGCCGTGGCCGCGGCGCAGAACTTCGCGCGCAGCGCGCTGCCGCGATTCGGGTGGGGTCCGGAGCAGATGGCCCCGCTGATCGCCCTGTGGCAAGGGGAATCAGGCTGGAACTACCTGGCCCGCAACCCGTCCTCGGGCGCGTACGGCATCCCGCAGGCCCTCCCGCCGGAGAAAATGAGCAGCGTCGCGCCGGACTGGCGCACTAACGCCGCCACCCAGATCCTGTGGGGCCTGGGCTACATCCGGGATCGGCCCGACTACGGCAGCCCCGCAGCCGCCTATGCGAAATGGCGATCTCGCAGTCCGCACTGGTACGACGACGGCGGATGGCTCCCGCCCGGCTACTCCACCGTGGCCAACCACACCGGGAAACCCGAAGCCGTTCTCACCCAGGACCAGTGGAACGCCCTCACCTCCATGGCAGGACTTCAGCGCGGCGGAGGCGGGCGTTCGGTCACCGTCAACGCCCGCACCGACGCCAGCCCCGAGCACATCGCCCACGTGGTCGACCGCCACCTGTCCATCGGCTCAAGGCTCTAGGGAGGCGGCATGCTCGGCGGGCAAGTCTGGACCCTGGAGAACATCCGCTTCCACCACGCCTACGACGTGCGCGACGCCGACGGCGTGCAATGGATTCTGACGAAAGAGGAAGGGTTCTGGGGCACGCCAGGAACCAACGCCACCCTCTCACCGCGGCTGAACAAACACGGCCAGTTCCGCAGTCCCGGCTGGAAAAAAGAGCGCACCGTCACCCTCACCGGCCGGTGCTATCACCCCGATTACGAAGTCCTGCGGCGGGCCGAAGCCAACGTGCTCGGCCTGCTGTCGGACCCCCGCGCACCAGGCACGCTCACGTGCTACAGCGAAATCGGGGTGCTGAGCCTGGACGTGTTCCTCGACGACGCGATCCTCTGCACCCCGCTGGACATCGTGTCCGAACCCGGAATCGAGTTCTCAATCCAGCTGGTGGCACCCGATCCGAGGAAATACTCGCCGGAGACCCAGGTTCAGACCGTCGGTCTCCCGCAGGACACCGGAGACGGCCTCGACTTCAGCCAGGTCGTCAGTCCCGAGGTCGACAGCGGACTTTACTTCGGACTGGGCAGCAGCACCACAGGCTTGACGTTCGGCACATTCAACGGCGTCGGCTTCATGACCTTGAGCAACCCTGGCACCGCCCCGGCGACGCCGGTCTTCACGCTCTACGGACCGCTGACGAGTCCCGTGCTGACCACGTCGACCGGATATTCGCTGCGCTACAACGGGACCCTCGGCGCGAACGACTACGTCACGATCGATCCCGCCGTCCCGGCGGTCGTCCTCAACGGACAGACCTCCCGGCGGGAGCTGCTGTACCCGGCCAACTTCGAGGCGTTCAACGTCCCTCCGGCCGTCGCCGGGCAGCCCGGCACGCTCAGCGTCGGCCTCGCCCACTCCGGTGCCTCGACGGCAGGCGGGTACGCCACCGCGGCCTACCGCGCCTATTGGTTCTGAGCCAGAAAACCCTTATGAACAAAGGAGAATAGCCCATGGGCGTCTACTCCAACGAGCCCGACCCTCCCCAGTACTTCCAAGTGGTCGACACCCACGACTGCGTCCAGTACACCGACCCCGCCCAGGCGCAGTGGTTCATGGACCGCATCAATTTCGCCTACGGCGGCGACACTGACGCACGCCTGGACGGCGATGTCGTCAGGTGGTTCGGCTACTACCGGCTGAACCTGACCGACTGGCTCTACAACGGCGTCGTGCCGATGACTGACGAGGTGCTGCGCGCCAGCCAGTTCCGGCCGGTCACCCAGATTTTCCCCACGGCAGGAGCGTAATCCATGGTCTCCCAGGGAGCTGTGGCTCAGAGCGCTGTTGACCCCTGGGCCGTGCAGTCCCGTGTCGGACTGACAGACGCACGGCTGGCGCTGTCCAGCGTTCTCATGCCGCGACCGAACCTCAGCTACATCGACTACCGCTCCGGCGTCATGGCGTCCGGCGACAGCGGCAGCACAACCGGCACCCCGACGCACATGGCGATGCGCGTCGCACCCGTCGCGAATGCCCTGTCGGTGACCGTCGAGATGGGCAACGCCGTCATCAACACCCCGGGGCAGGGCGCGTACATGTGCGCGCTGGATAGTCAGAAGACTCTCGCGCTCGCGGCGGCCAGCTCCACGCAGAACCGGGTGGACCTCGTCGTCGCGCGCGTGTACGACGACCTGAACACCTCCATCTCCAGCCCGTCAGGGACGCGGAAGTTCTGCGTCGAGGTGTGGCAGGGGGACTACTCGTCCGGCGCGCCGACGACGCCGACCCCGACGCCGACGAACGGGTGGACGCCGCTCGCCGCCATCACGGTCAACAAGGGAGCCACGTCCCTCACCGCGGCGAACATCCAGGACTTGCGCGGACCGGGACTGGTTGCGCGCGGCGGGATGCGCGCGCTGTACGGGGCGGACGCAAAGACCGGCAGTCCAGCCTTCACCGAAGCCGGGTCATACCCCGGCGAACAGCGATGGGTGCACGCACCCGGCTTCCAGCATCAGGTGTATTACGGTTCGCAGACAGGCTGGCGCGGGGTGTCCAACTGCATCTTCTACTACGGTGCCGCACCGCCGGGCGAATACTCGTTCGTCGGCGGTTTCGGGGTCGCACGGGAGATCTGCCGCGTCACTGTCGCCGACCCCGGAATGCCGTATTTCATCTATCCGAGCGGCAAGGCGGCCATCACGCTGTCCGCCAACAGTGCTGCGGACCTGCGCATCACCACCGGTTCCCTGAACGGCCCCGTCGTCTTCTGGAGTCGATTTCACACCTACGGCACGAGCGTGGACAAGCTGTGCGTGCCGAACGTCGCCCCGACGTATTTCGGACCGCTGACCGGATCGACGGACATCGTGCTGTCGTGCGGAATGCGCGACAGCAACAACCAGTACAGCGGGTTCGGATTCCGCGGCAACGACGCGGGCGCGAACATCGTCACGTCGATTGTCTTCCCGGCGACCGCCCAGCCTCCGGCGGTGTAGATGGCGACCTGGCGCGTCCTCATCGCCGACACGGTCACCGGCACGATCCTCTCCGACGTGACCCCGCGCGATCTGCCGAGCTTTTCCCGGAAGGTGACCGACAAGGGTTCGTGGACCGTCAACGTCATGCCGGAGGACCGCGCGAACTCCGCTGTGGACCTTCACGCCTGTGTGGACGCGGGCCGGTACACGTGGATCGTCGCGTGCGACGACTACATCTGCCAGGCCGGGCCGACGTTCACCTACCAGTACGACGAGAACACCCGCAACCTCTCCGTCTCCGGAGCGGGGATTCAGAGCCTGTTCGACCGCCGGGTCCTGCGCAACCCGGCGGGACCGGCGAACAACATCGTGCACGTCAACAACGATCTCGTGCTGAACGGCTACACGCTCCGCGGAATCGCCCGCGAAATCGTGGCCGCCAACCTCGCGCAAGTCGGCTACGGCCTGCCGATCGACGTCCCCGCCGCCGAAGCCGGCACCAGCACCCGGACCTACTACGGCTACGACCTGGCCACGGTCTGGGACAGGCTCAACGAGCTGTCCAAAGTAGACAAAGGGCCGGAGCTCGACTTCCGCCCCTACATCACGCCGTCGGGCAACCAGATCCGCTGGGAGCTGCTCATCGGCAGCCCCAAACTCGGAAACCAGACCTCCACCAGCGTGTGGGACTACGGAGGCGCTCTCGGGCAGATCGACGTCGACACCAACGGCGCGGCCTCGCCGTGCGTCAAGGCGTGGGTGCGAGGCAGCGGCACCGAAAGGACCATGCTCGCGGGCTACGCGAGCAACGACACCCTCATCTCCCTGGGCTACCCGCCGACCGACTACGTGGACAACGACCACACCTCCGTCGTCCTGAAGCCCACATTGGACGCGTACGCCATCGCCGATCTCGCGCAGTTCAGCGCCCCCAGCGAGACGTGGAAATGCAACGTCCGCGTGGACGGCCTGAGCAGCCGAGGAGTCCTTGTTTCGCCGAAGCTCGGCGGCTGGTCGCCGGGCGATGCACCGATCTTCGGCGTCAGCGGCCACCCGTGGATCAAGGACGGTCAGTACCGCCGTCGCATCCTCGGATTCAGCAACGACACCGAAAGCACGGTGTCGCTCGAACTACAGGAAACTCTGGCGGTGAACTGATGACCCAACCGCCGGGAACCGGCTCGCTCGTCGACCAGCTCAACGACCTGCGCCGCCAAGTCGCCGAACTGGCGCGCAAGGCACCCTCGATGCCCGCGTGCCGCGCCGCGTTGACCCTCAGCACGGTGAAGATCGGGTCAGGCGACACGTTCGCCCAGGCGAACTGGGGAGCCGCCGAGGACCCGTTCGGCTGGTTCACACCGGCCGCGGGCGGCAACTTCAGCTACATCACGGTGGGGCTCAGCGGCTACTACCAGCTGACCTACCGCAGCACGACCACCGGACTCGCCTCCGGTGCTGTCGCGGGCAGCAAGGTGACGCTCAACGCCGGTAACGTAGCGAACTCGGTGGCCTCGGATCTCGTCGTCAGCTCCGGGCAGGCAGAGGGGTGCGTGCAGAGCGCTTTCCGGGCGCGGATTCCGCTGTCGGCCGGCGACCGGATCTTCTGGAGCAACTACTGCTCCACGACCACCGGTTCCCTGGTGGCCTCCAGCTTCGGCATCCCCACTGAGTGCACGGTCCAGTTCATCTCGTCGCGATGATGACGCTCGCCGCGGACGGCGGCACCCTCGACAACGTCACGACGTGGGTCAACTTCGGCGTGCTCGGCCTGGTGTTCCTCGCGGTCATGACCGGCTGGATCTGGGCGAAGCCCAGCGTCGACCGGCTCATCGAAGAGCGCGACCGCGCCATCAAAGAACGCGAGAAGTCCGACGCCCAGCGCGACGCGATGGCCCAAGTCCTGCAAGAGCGGCTCCTGCCGGTCGTCGGCGACTTCATTTCCACGACGCGGGCGCTCATGCCTGTCCTGCAACAGCTCCAGGCGCTTCAGCAGATGATCCCGATCCTTCAGGAGCTGATCCGATCCAGCGAGGTATCGAGTGACCCCAAGGAAAAACGGCGACGCGGCAAACGCTCCTCGTGAATACCGGCCCGAGGAAGTAGAGGCCCTCACCGAGAAGGCCGCCGAGCTGCTCGACGAACTCCACCAGGTCATGACCGAGATGTCCGACCGCTTGCGAAGCCTCGGAGCCGAGACCCGATGAGGTGGGGGAAAAGCGTGCCCGACAAGAACACGGCCCCGGAACGGGCCGCCTCTCACGACGCCGAAGTAGCCCGGCTCACCGCACGGGCGGATCTGGTGATCGAGGAACTGGACGCGGTCGTGACGGAACTGTCCACCATGCTCAAAAGCGCCTACGGGATCAAGGATGACTGACCCACGCAACCCCGCCATCGCAGCCGCGGAACGGCTTCAAGAGTCCGTTGTGGACCTGAAGGAGGAGATCCGCGGCCTGCGCAGCTACGGCGAACGCAACCGCCACCTCATCGTCGGCCTCGCGGTCTCCCTCGTGCTGGACGTGCTCCTGACCATCGGCGTCATCATCGCCGCGGTCACCGCGAACCACGCCGGAGACCTGGCCGCGGCGAACAGGCAGAACCAGCTCGACACCTGCACCTCCACCAACCAAACCCGGCAGGCCAGCCGGAATCTCTGGAACTACGTCCTGGACCAAGCCGCCAAGGACGCAGAAGGCCAGACCCCGGAACGACGACGGCAGATCGCCGAATTCCGCACCTACATGCAAAGCGCCTACGCCGACCGCGACTGCTCGAAGATCGGGAGGTGAGCCGATGCCCCTGATCATCGACCTCTACCAGAAGTACAACCCCGTCGGCAGCTGGAGCGCATTGCGCGGAGCCGTGGACGGTGCCTACATCAAGTACTCCGACGGAAACGGCCCCGCCCAGGTCACCGCCGACGCCTACGTCTCCGGCTGCAACGGGGCGGGAATCCCCTACGGGGGCTACCACTTCGCCGAGGCCGGCGACCCCGTCCGCCAGGCCGACGTGCTCATCGACATGTACCGCCGCTACGGCGGCCAGCTCGCTCCCGCACTCGACCTGGAAACCGGCGGCATCCCGGTCGCCCAGCGGCCGGCATTCGCCCGCGCGTTCCTCGAACGCGTGCACACCGTCTACCCGCGCGTCGTGCTCTACGCATCCACGTCCTGGCTGGCCGGCCTCAACCCCGACCGCTGGCCCTACGACTGGGACGTCACCTGGGCCGCCGACTACGGCCCGAACAACGGACGACGCAATGCCATCCGCCACTACGGCGGCCGGGTCGACCTGCACCAGTTCACCAGCACAGGCCGCGCCGCCGGAACCGTCGGCGCGGTCGACCTCAGCTACACCGCCGACCTCGCGGCCCTCTTCCTGCCCACCGCCGCGGAAACGGAGAACGACGACATGCCCGCCATCCCTTACACGTTCGACGGCACCGGCCGCGACGGCGCCGGCCAGCTCAAGGAACGTTGCCATGTGTTCACCATCCCCGTCGGCTCGGTCAGCGCGGTCGTCGGCCGGGCGTGGCTGTCGTTCAAATGCGGTATAGGCCCGGCTGAGCGTGTCCGGCTCATGGCCATTGCTGGCGGGCCGAAAGCCTCGTACACCGTCGACAAGACCTGGACCAACGTCGCCAGCGACGCGACCCGCGTCTACATCGAAGCCCCGAGCGGCAGCGACCAGTTCACCGCCTTCGTCAAGAGCGAGTTCCCCTACAGCCTCGGCCTGGAAACGGCGGCCAAGCGATGAACTACGCCAAAGCCGCCGTCGCCGTCCTCGCCGCCGGGGCCTCCGCCGCCCTCGCCGCGCTCACCGGCGACCAGACCATCTCGACCCTGGAATGGGTCAACATCCTGATCGCGATCGCCACCGCCGCGTCCGTGTTCACCGCGCCGAACGTCCCCGGCGCATCCGTCACCAAAGCGGCTCTCGCCGCGATCATGACCGGGCTCACTGCCTGTGCGAACCTCGTCGGCGCGAACAGCTCCACCAGCTGGTGGCAGCTGTTCTCCGCGTTCCTCGGGGCCGCCCTCGTGTACGCGGTCCGCAACACGCCCCACCGCGGCCTCACTGCCGCCTGAACCCTCGAACCGGAGCAGCCGGAGATCCCTCCCGGCTGCCCGCGCAGAAGCCCCCGCCGCTCCCCGGTGCCGTTCACCCGGGTAGAGCAGCGGGGGCTTCGCTGCGTGTACAGGCTGGGCACACGGCCTGCCTGAGTGACCGTGCTAACATCGGCTTCGCCCGGCTGGGCACGCTCCCCGCGCAAGCGGGGGTGGCTCAGTGCAGTCGCCACCTGCGGTTTTGCTCCCGTGTAACAGCGAGGCAGCCCGGTGCGACTGACAGGGTGCAGTATTCCCCGCGTGAGCGGGGGTGTCCCGCTGCGGTACTGCTCGGTGACGGATTCCCCGCGCAAGCGGGGGTGGCCCGGCCTGGTACTGAGTGGCGACGCATTCCCCGCGTGAGCGGGGGTGATCCGTTGCAACGTGTACAGCTAGCAGCGGATTAGCAGTACTCCCCGCGTCAGCGGGGGTGGCCCGCTCCGATACGGGGTCGTGACGTATTCCCCGCGCAAGCGGGGGTGATCCGTTGCAGTGCATACAGCTGGCAGCGGATTTGCAGTACTCCCCGCGTCAGCGGGGGTGGATCGTTCCGATACGGAGCGAGAGCGAGCAGTATTCCCCACACCAGTGGGGCACGAGGCCCCGGCACTTCGGTGCCGGGGCCTCATTTTTGTGCGCTTGCGGCCTGCTGGACCGCTCGTGACGCCTTTAGCCGTTGTCACGAGGTTTCGTCCGGCGGAGACCCACCGCTGGATTCCTCCGCCGGACCGATCTCCGGGGCTCGCAGCGGTCGGGCCATCTCGAAGAATCGCGCCAGCAACGCCTGGTCCCAGTTGAAGAACCTCCGGACCGCGTGAAACCGGTGCACGCACTCAGTCCACTTCTCGTGGTAGTCCAGAGTGAGAACGACGTCCGGTGAGCGGCCTGCCTCGCGGGCTACGTACTCGTCGTAGGACAGCGTCCCGAGCCGGGCGCAGCGGGCGAAGTCGTAGACAGCCTCGTCCCAGCGGAAGGCCCCGCCCTCGCGGACTTCGAGGTGCAGCCACATCAGGTGATCCGGGAAGCCGACCTCGTGGGTTCGCTCCAGAATCATCGCCCAGGTCTCGCGGACGCACGGGAGATTCAGCCTCGTGCGCACGACGAGCTGGCTGCGCAACTCGATTGAGTTGTCCGTCAGGAACCGAGCCGCCGAAGGCTCCAGGGCGATGGAGGATTGTCCTGTCAACATTCAGCTCCGAACATCCGGGACGGCTTGGAGCCGCGCACCAGCGGCTCCAAGCCGGACTATCTATCAGGAATTTTCCGCGATGGTGTCTTCGATCCAGTTCCGGTAGGAGCTGATGTCAGTGAAAGCGGTGTTCGACTGCCCGGGAACGGGACTTCCGCCGCGAGAGTCGATCCCGACGACCCGCATGCGCCCTCGCTTGTCGATGGTGACGGCGGGGCCGCCCGCGTCGCCGTAGGCGGGCCCCTTGGCGTTCGGGTGACCCGTGCAGAACTCGCCGTGCGAGATCCCCGCATCGGCGCACTGCTGCTTCGGAACGACGGGCAAGTCCAGCTGATGCAGCAGCTTCGGGAGCTTGGACCGGTCCGGCTTCGAGAGTGGCTCGGTTGCTCCCCATCCGTACGTCCTCAGCACGTCGCCCGGTCGCGGAGACCACCACGCCAGACGCGCTGCTGGCACGTCGAGGTCGTTGTCGACCTGGAGCAGGGCGAGATCGCCGGTCGGGGTGTTGGGGTTCCATTGAGGATTGACGAAGATCCGTTCGACGCGGCCGGTGGCGCCGCCCTGCGTGCGGTCGAGGCCCACCCTGACGTGAAACTTCTTGTGCTTGGCCGGGATCTCGTCGGGAATTCCGAGGTCCGTGACGCACTGCGCCGCGGTGAGGAGCCAGCGGTCATCGACTACCACGGATCCGCACGTCTGCGCGTCGCGCAAGCCTTCAGGGGCGGCGTCGAACATCAGCGCGCCGACGGACTTGACCGACGCTGGCGCGAGCTGGCCCCCGATGAGCTGGGCGGAGGAGTCGGCCGCCGAAGCAGTCGAGGTCATCGACGCGGTCGCCACGAGGGCGAGGGCACCGGTAGCTGCGAGCTTTCTGGAACGCATTTTTCCCTTTCTGGTTGTGTACACGAACCGCAACCGGCCGGGAGCGACCGGGCGGGGATCAAGGGCGCGTCGGACCGGTCGGGCCGCCGTGGACGGCGCGGTTGCGCCTCGCCAGTCGCATATTCAGGCTGAGCCCGGCCGGGCGGCGCGCGACACCGATGCGCCTCATCCAGGTCATGACCGTGGGTCGGCATACGCCGACTTTCTGGCCGCTCTCCTTCGCCGTGAACCCTCGCGCATACCATTCGATCGCTTCCCACGCGGCGAACGGGTGCGGACGCTTCGGAACGAATAGTCCACGCATGCAGTTATTCGGCCTTTTAGTCCAGTCCGGATCGGGCGGAAGGCCGGCCGCCAGTGAGCGCCTGGCGACCACGCTTCCGATCGTCTCCATTTTCCGAAGAGTGTTCGATGTCGTCATGTTGCCCCACCGGGGATCGAACCCGGACCGACAGGATTGTGTCCCTCGCGCTTCCAGTTACACCATGGGGCATCACCCGGGACGCAATCCCCATTGTCCCGAGCTTTCGCCATGCGACTATGTTTCCCGCTAGGCCCAACGGCAGGCCATCATGACGGGACATCGGCTTGAGAAAGGCGAGAACCTAACCCTGTTGTCGCATGGCTACAAATCTATGGAATCCGACATCTGTCGGAATTCATGAATCAGCACAGAGTTGCACTGCTTCTAGAGTTTGGGCAGGAGGGTTTCGGCTTCGGCTCGCAGGTAGTCGTCGAGCAAGTCCCAGTCGCTGCCTGAGCCCATGATCGACAGGTAGCGGCAGATCGCCGACAGCAATGCGAGACGGCCGCTTCGCGTCTGAAGTTCCGGCATGTCGCGGATGCGGCGGGCTGTCGGCGGGTGGAGGAGGCTGTTGCAGTAGAGGGTGGCCAGGTCGTACCCGGCGAACGCGGGTCGCCAGCTCTCCCAGTCGAGGATGCACAGCTGTGGCTTGCGCAGGTTGCCCCAGTGCAGATCGGCGTGTGCCGTGGTCCATTCCACGTCGGTGAAGACTTCCGGGGACAGGGTGATGCCGAAGTGCTCGCGCACACCGCGGATGGTGTAGTTCACCGCACCGAGTTCGTTGTGCCATTCCAGCGGGTGCTCGGCCAGTGCCGCGAGTGACTGGCGCAGCTCGTCCCACCAGGTTTCGGGCAGCAGGGGATCGTCTCGGAGTACGCCGTCCGGGGCCACCGTCGTGCCCGGGGCGAGGGTCATCACCTCGCCCCGGAGACGACGGTCCCGCAGGTACTCGCCGCTGTTTCGCCAGTCGCGGCACCTGAGCACCGTAGGTTTCGCGACGCCGAGAATCGAGTTGGCCGCCAGGTTGCCGTCCCACCTGCACGCGGGTTCGTAGTCCGGGTCCTCGACCACGACCCGCAGCCAGACGTCGGCGTCGCTCTCGTCGTGGGCGACCGCGCCGGCCGAGCGCATGTCGAAGGTGTTCACCGGCTGGCCGATCAGACTGACGTCGAACGTCATCGCCGCGACGTCGAGCTGCTTGCCGAGCCAGACCCGGCGCTCCTCGACGGCCTTCTCGATCTCCTCAGCGTCCGTGCTCAC